TCAAACATCACTCGAAAAATCCACATATTTCACCCTTTTTATTTGCAACACATTAGGCGGTGCGCTTAATGAGGCTCGTAAGCTACCCACTGATGAGACAATAGCAATAGCTGTCTCAGCTCCGCCATAACGACTCCAATGCATTTCGGAGTCAAAGTCTCCACTCGTCCAGCAATTTATAAAAAGGTTACGAAGTGTTGATAACAACCCATGAGCTCTAAGCCGCTCGTATGTAATACTTGAGCCTGTTTCAAGCTCCTTCTCAAACATATTTTGCAGTTTGCTCGGGTACTGACCTGCAAACCGGTCCTGAAGGCGCGTCAGCTTTGGAAAAAAAAGCTTCCGCTCTGCTGGTATCACCCAATCAACACGACCATTACTATGTCGTTTTATTTCATCCCAACGTGCGCCAGCGGCCTCTGCCGGTCTTGTCATCGTGTGTAGCTGCCAACGTATCAACCACTTTGTAGTTAACGCCAAGCTGGCATCTTGCAAGCGCTCTAGGAACTCAGGCAACTCATGAGGCTCCAATGTCGGCATATTGCGTTTTTCTGGGCTTTTAAACGCAGCTTTAACTCCGGCCGACGGGTTAGTATGGATAATGCCAGTGTTAACCGCATACACCATCACCTTATTGATCCGCTGATTAACACGTTTAACAGTCTCGAATCGGCCACTGGCCTCTACTGGACGCATCACATCAATTAGCTTAGGTGCTGTGATTTCCCCAATAGGGGTTTTACCTAGCTTTGACAAGACCTGCAGAAGTAAAGACCGCTAAACGTCTTCTGTGTAATCTGGCGTGAGTGTGGTCTTATTAACTTCAAACCACAAACCAGCAACATGCTCTTTCGTCGAGCGCGCGTAAGCGAAGCTGTAGACCATTACCATCCGTTATCAATCTGTTTTTGGCTTATCAGTATCATAATCTTAAGGCTTGGCGGTTTTAACAGCTGTATCAGTATGGCGCTTCACTGCTTTAGTCATACCCTTTTCCCTGTTTATGTATTCCTAGAACTTATCTAGCACTATAGGAATACAAAAACTCTCGGCTTAAGTGGGTTTTCTCGGAATAAAATCGTTCAAAAAAATAGCCTGAAATAGCGCTAAATACCTGATTCTAGAAATAAAAAAGGACGCCCTGGGGCGTCCTTTTTTATCTACGTGGTGGAGCTGGCGTCAACCAACCAACGAACCTAACCGATTGATTCAATTAGATATGCTATAGGCTAGTTGGAATTGATACCCCCATATATACCCCACTTATGTTACTACCTTGATTTTTAAGCGATAATTTAAAAATTGAGTCTTTCGTGTAAATAATAGGGTAAAAGCTGAAATCAGCTGCATTAATATTTCATTAAAGCAAGATGGAGAAGAATATGAAATTTGAAGATAACCCAACACAACAACAGATTGATAACACGTTCAAGAAAACACAAAAAGAAGGCAATCAAGAAGGCAGCACTATTGAGGCATACTCATTAGACAATGGCTTCCAAGAGCTACGCATATATAACATGGATAAGTCTGACAAGAAAAACTACTACCGTACTCTTCCAGACAAAATTTGGAAGCTCGAGCAATTGTTTATACCCCACAATACTGGGGTATAAACAAGCGCAAACAGCTAACATTTTCTCGTGCGATACCCCTGTTCAGCTTCCATAATGGGAGCTGAACTCGCATCGAAAGCTAGGAACAGGCAATGCACATTTTACTCATGCTCGCGCTCGTTATCGGGGGGTTGGCACTTTTTAACTTCAGCTCAGTACTAGGGGTGCTTGTCGTTGGATTGGGGCTATGCTGCTTTCTACTAGGAAGTGAGCGATGGAGAGAGGAACAAACCGCCCTATTCTTCATGGTCGGTCTGATAGGTGCTGCTGCCATCCTTGGCATTGGTTTCATCCGTTGGCTGCTGTCCCTTTAATTACCAGTCCTCAAGGTTCAAGGTTAAATAAGCATTCTGGTAAATTTGATTGCGCCGTAGCTGCAGCTGGTCAAGTCGTTCACGCTTCTGCTTGCGAGACAGGCTAGGGTCACGCTGTACTACCCGCATCTGCGAGTTTAAGTCACTCACTTGTCGTTGGATACGTTCTAGCTGACGACGTGATGATAGTTCGTTTGAGCGAGTTTCAAAGAGCTTTCTTGCTCGTTCAGTATCATGCTCATCAATTGCCAACTGGTAGCTTCCGTAAGCGCCCCGCGCCGCGTTCAACGATTCGATGAACCGCTGCTGATACATCGTGTTGCGTTGCGTCTTCCCGCCCTGGTATATCGTTCGGACGACAGGGTAATCCGCAATCGGCGTCGACGCTTTCGTTCGACCTGTCATCAATCGAGCCAAAACATCGCTCGCGCCCAGGGTGTATGCGCCAAGCGTCCCTGTGTAACCAGTGATTAAATGCTCGACCTGCTTGGGCGATAGACCCATTAAACCAGTCAGTTGGCCTATCAATCGGGCAGTGTCACTCGTATTTTCACCATAGCGGTCGACGGCCTCACGTCTTGAGTCGGCCAAGCTTTCGATAGGTGCGCCGGTGAACATGCTTCTATTCATCATTAGCTCAACCACGGGCATAAACAATTGAGGCGTAGGGTTAAGCGCCAGCGTATTCCAAACAGCATGGCCAACCGACTCCCGTGCATCTTTACTTGTTTGATTACCAGCCGCGAAATTGAACATCCGCTCAGGGATGGTGCCGAAGATGATGCCCAATTCAAATGGCTTGGGTATTCGCCAATGTTGATCACCCATAAAGAAGTGCCAGTGCGCATCTTTGTCCCACTCAGGTAGCTCTTTATAGCGCTCATCGTCCCCGTTAAGTGCAGCTAGGGCCAGACTAAACCCAGCAACTTTAATTCCTTTAAATGCGAGGTCTTTGCTCAAAGCTTTAAATATTTGATCATTACCGTCTGCAGCTGAAGCGCGGCCAAGCTTATACAAACCTTGTATCCGAGCGTTGAAGAATGGCAGCATATCAATGAACGTCGACATCAATTGAAAGTTACCTTTCATGCTGTAGTCCATTAGGTCTTTGGCCTCGAACAACGCCTGGCGCTCAGACTTACCAGCAGCCTTGGCTCGGTTGTATACCGTCATACGGTTACTGTTTTCAAGTCGGTCACTGACTTGTCGATACTTCTCAAACGCTTTGATTAAGCCATCTTTGGTGGTTACCAGGCTACTCATATGGTTGTCGATTTGTGATTTGCTAAAACCTTTCTCACGCAGGTGCCGGCGTATTTGCTGCTGAGCTGCTTCTGGATCGGCTCCGTGAATGTAGCCACCCTGGAATGCAGCACCGCCAGCTATCAAATTCCAGTATTCCGGAGTCTGCCCCCAAGAGCTTTTAAGCCCTGTCCAAGTATCTGTTCCTAGCTTGGCGCCATCTTTGTTGACCATCCAGGCATGTGCCGCATCGCGGATAAAGTTTCGAATAATGAAGTCAGGGCTGAGTGTCACACCGGTGGTTAGAAACCGCTTGGCCGAGCGAGCCATTCTATTGAAAATAGCTTTGCTTCCAATGTCGTGAACTTGCATTAGCCCTCTGAGTAACGCGGGGTCGCTAACCAAGTAGTGAACGGGTTTACCGTGCTCCATGACTCTAACTTTTTGACGGCTCGCTAACTCCTGGCGCGTGAACTCACCGCTTGCTTCGGCATCACTGGCCTTGGTCATAAACTCAGTGCCATCGAGGTTCGCCGCGACTTCACGTGCTGCATTGTTCTTAATTGCGGCGTCAATCAACGACACTTGACGTTGAATGATGTTGGTGAGCAAATCCTTGGTCGATGACTTGCCACCTAACAGCTCTTTAATCTGAGCACTTTGACCAACTATGCCAGTCTTCTTGGTATAAACAGAATTGACCTGAGCCATGAGGTCTGAGACCTCGCTCGTGCTGTCTTGTCGGAAAAACGGCACATACCAATCAGTGTCAAACGAGGCTATCTGCTCAGAGTTCAAGAGGCCGGCTTCGCGCGCCAGCTCCAACGTGGCCTTATTAATTTTGTTGTACTCCTGACGCACCTGCTCGAATACAGCCTCATTTCCCACTGCTTTGGCTTTCAGATTAGCGATATCCTCGGCTGTCAGGTTGTTCTCCTTGCCACGCTTTGCTAACTGCTCTGCTCGATTACCAGCCATCCAGGCAAGCCAATCGTTCAGCTTACCCTCAGGTAACATCCCAAAAGCTTCCATTAGGCCGATGGTCCCCTCCTTGGTAGATACCACTCCATTTCGCCATTCAAGTGCACCGCGGTTGAACAGAGCATGCAGCATGTCGCCAATCCCCGATGCTAAACGCGCTGACACATACCCTTGCTTGTTAGGATCAGTTATTCCAGCGGCTTCCTCCGCTTGCTTAATTCCATGTAGCCCATCAAATAGACCCTCACGAACTCGGTGCCAGAAGCCCTTGGTTTTAATTGCTGCAACTGTTTCCTTGAACTTGCTACTCAGGGTGTCATCAATAATGCCTTGCCCGATTTTTTCTTCAGCTGTTCTTGTGTCCGTTGTTTTGCTAAAAGCCAGATCTGCAGTAACTGGGTTGCCGCTGCCCTTAGCCATGGTTGCGTGCCCGACCTTGAAGCCATCAACTATCGACTCCATCATTGAACGCATTACCTCAGCGTCAGCATCGAGCTTGATAAGCCCCACGTTTGCCAGGGCGCGGCGTAACCAGTTTCTAATTGAGCTAAACCAGTGACGCATTGCACCCGCATCAGGTTGGGTTTCAACGAACTTGGCAAATAGCTCTTCAGCTTTTACGTCCTCGCTCATTCCGTCATAGTCGCGGTCGATTTCTTGCCACTGTTTCTCAAACGTCTTTTTACCTCGAGTAGACTTGAGTCGATTCAGAAAGTCTTGGTATTCAGACTCGCCTATTACATTCTGCAAGCCACCGTGGGCAATAACTTCGTGAGCAAGCGTTTGGCGTGCTTCATCAAGGTTGGTAATGTTCTCAGCAACGACATAAGCAGTATTGGTTTTTTCATCAAAAGCACCTTTTACTAAGGCGCCATCGAGGGACATTTTCCATGCCCGCTCAGCCTGCTGCTGAGTTTCGAATACCTTTACCTTGATCCCCGAGGCGCCAGCTAATTCGCTCAGTAGCGTATCGGCTAAGCTCTGAATGTCCGCTACTGCCACGCCTTTCTTAGGCGCCTTATCCGTGACGTTATTCTTACTGAAGAACTTGATACCTTTGTCGGTTTTTCGGGTTTCAATCGTGTCGAATAAATTATCAAAGGCTTCATTAATCGGTTTGAGCTCTGCCGCAGTTGGATACGGGTAGGTTCCATCATCCAGAACGTTCCATGCGCTTTCCTCCACGATGTTAGCTAGGTAATCATTGGTGGCATTTCCTTTCCCTAACTTGCTGATGATGTAAGCTTCAAATGCCCGTGCAGAGAGTTCAACGTCAGTCGACCAATATCGCTTTGAGCGCCGCGAATCTAATTCGTTGGAGCGAGCGACCATGCCGCTTTTCTTGATTGCATCGGTGACACCTTTGAATGCTTTCACCACCTCCTTACGAGTTGGATCGTTGGCATGGGAGTAAGGTCGTTGGGTAAGATAGTCACCTGGTAATCCCCGTTCACGTGAGAAGTAATTATCCAGGGCATGGAACCATTCATGCGCTAGGCTACCCGCCCCATCGCGCTTAGTTAAATTGATGACCACTCGACCTGGTTCGTAGTGTGCAGCAGCGGCACGAGAGCCACCTTTACCACGAGCTCCAAATGCAAGCGCTAGCTCGCCATTTAATGAAAGTGATTGGGGTGGTACACCAAGAGCTTCAGCCAAATCATGTAATGACTCAAATGCATTGTTCAAGTCGGCTTGCCGCTTGCCTTGCTCAACCCAGTTACCGAACTCAACACCGCGAAAGCCAAAGGCTTCACTGAACTGCTCGGCTGTAACATCACCCTCAGCTCGAACTTGGCCAACTCGGTCACTGTTTTGCTCACGGCGCGCGGATGGGGTTGCTTTTAATTGCTCAAGTTTCGTTTCTAGCTCATCACGATTATTGTTAATGCGGGCTCGGCCATCATTAATTGATTCAACATCCTCAACGCGTAGAACTTTACTGGCACCTTTCCAGCCAATGTATGTGCCTCCTGTGGAGCGGTCGCGAAAAAGGCTGAAGTTCGAACCACCTTTATTCGATTGAGCCTGGCTATCATTCTTCAGCGCTTTGATTTTCTTACGCAGTACCGCCTGCGCTTCATCCAAAGTACGAGTGATTCTGTTCCAGTCTCCCCGACCATTTCTTTCAACGATAAAGCCATTGCCAAAAGGCTTGCCGTCGACATACAAACCAGAGCTTTCTGAAATCGTAAACTCCGCAGCTTGCTTGATAACACTAGGGTCGGCTTCGGCAATAACAGGAATAGCGTTCGCAATACTGCGTAAGCCTGGCTGTTGCCGAGCGTACTCAATTAATCGTTCAGGTTTTACGGTGCCATCGAGAAGCTGAGCGGCAAGACGCCGCACTGAGTCAGCGGTCTCAGCCCAGCGACTCACCCCCCGGGTGCGAGGTTTATTTGGTATGGATTGACGTAGTGCTGCCACAGCGGCCAACACTTGGCTATCTGCGCCAGCTTCCTTGAGCTTTGCGTAATCTGGCTGTGGAAACGATTTACTAAGTGGCTGCGACTTGGTGTCTGTGGAGTCCACAGCCTCCCTAAGCCCGCTCCAGATGTCTTTGCGCGCACCACCTATTTTTTCACCAAAGTCATCAATCTGAGCACTCGACCGCGAGGCACTTTCGTTTGTCGACGTCGATGCTTCATCAGATACTAAAACGCCCTCTTGAGAGGGCGTTGGCTGAGTTTCGGTTTGAGCTTGGACCGCATCGGTATTTGGTGTAGAAGCACGCCACCCCCATCCCCCTGCAACCTCTACAGCTTCAATCGTATCACCTCGCTCATTTGCCTGACGTGCTCTCAAACTAGATAACGCAGCTCGCTCAGAAGCAAACGGGGCGCCATTTTGACGAACGGTCACATCTTCAGGCATTGATACACTATTTTCGTCACGAGCAAAAATGGTGCTACTCTGAATAATAGCCTTTGGCGCCCGCTCAAGCTCTTCACGTATAGCTTGCTCGTTTCTGCGGTCAGACATCGGCATACCTGATCTGTCCGGTAACTCTTCTCGAGTAGCGCTGACTTCAATTGAGTTTCGTTCAGATTGATTAAACGAGGGTTCACGAGAGTCCACTGCAGGTACGTTCGCTTGGTTTGATGCCCCAGGTAAAAGCTCACCCTCTCTGGGTTGACGCTGACGCTCTTCATCCAGCATGCGAATATCAGCATCAAGCTGTGAATCTTCTAAGGTCTGGTTACGAGCACGGGTATACGCAGGTTGCTCAGGATTACCGCGAACTCTATCTCTCACTTGTGCAGGAGCATCGCCATTGGCGAACCTTTGATAGGCTGGTTGCTCCAAATCCCCACGTTGGTCGCTCGGTAACCTTGCGGAAGCTGGTCTCTCTGGGCCAGTTTGTTCAGTACGTCTTAAAATTGCTGGTTGCTCAAAGCTATCTACGGATGCTGCAACCTGCCTGCTGCGCTCAATTGTTTCGCTTACTTCAATTTCATGCCGTGCTTTACTCTGAGCCATTGTATCTAACTGCTCAGCAAGACCAGGGTTTGTATCCCGAATTGCATCTGCGTCAGGATCTTTAATATTGCTGGTGTCAATCGGTGAACGTGAGGTCACTGCTGCAATCGAGCCTTGAGCAACACCGCCAAGCACACCAGACACTAGCGCGCGGTTGGTATCAATTTTATTGGGGTCTGCATTTGGGTCGATTCCCTCTAGGCTACGTGCCACACCACGCTGCAGCTCCATATCCTGAATCACCTCAGTTGGGGCGCCTAATGTTGCACCCTTACCAAAGTGGGCACCGGTGCGAACGGCTGCGCCACCAAGTCGAGCTGCTGCCCCAGCTCCCTCGCTACGCGTCAACTGATTGAGAATTCGAGAGCCGGCAGTCCGGCCAATGGTGCCGCCTATCACAGGGTCGACCACTGCAGACAGCCCATAGTTTGCAAACAAGATACGCGGGTCAGTTCTAATATCTCGTGCTATTTGCTCACGAATAGCTGCATCTGCAAGCCCAAATAATGTGTCCCCATCAAGGTCCGGGTCGATTTCCCGAAGCATATCCATCTTTTGCAAGAACGCTGGGGAGGTAAGTTTTTCGTCCTGACTTAATTGGTCGTATGCAGCCTCGGCCTCAAGAATAGTTTGGCCTGTGGCAGCTGAGCCACCGACAGAAGCATGACCAGCCATTAAACCGCCCATCCCCGCTGCTGACGTTGCTCGTTGGCTGGCACCAGCTCGTGACGCCGCTGACATTAAACCCCGTCGAACACCTGCGCCAACTACACCACCACCCGCAATACTGGTACCAAACTGCCCAATAGCACTGGCAGTATTCAACCACCAGTGAGAAAGTGGTGACTCATCGAGGTCAAACTGCAGTTCATTTTCGAACGCGGCACGGCCGCGCTCGGACATGTTATCAAGACGATTGTCTGATGCACTTTGGAAGTAATTCGTTAATCCATCAAAGCCCAAAAATCGACTTAGACCAGCAAGCTCAGATGAGGCGCCATGGGCAATCGCATTCCATGTATCGCTCAGCATACCTGGCTCACTTTGCGCAAGCTTGTCATGATCAACTAAAACGTCGTTATAGCGCGTCTTAATCTGCTGACGAAAGTCATCTTGAGTTAAGCCGTAACTGCGATGCTGATTAATGCTATTGGAGGAGTTATAAGGCGTGTTCATTTCGCATCCTTAGAAGTTACCGCGGTTACCCAAATATTCTGAACCTGGCGCCTGAGGCATGCCGCGCTCACGAAATCGCTTCCACAAGTCCGGGATGCTTGGGCGTTCAGTCGCATTCGGGATATTGAAGCGCGAGTCGCCCAGTAGCCCCTTGAGCTGTTCATTAGGGTTGTCTTGAGGCTCTTGTGCCCGTTCGGCTTCACGTGCCTGTGTTTCTCGTAGTGCTTCACTTAATTCGACTAGCTCGCGATGAGCGGCATTAGCCAGAGGCCCCGCAGCTTGGAGAACGTCGTCAGGTATAGCTTCCATCACCATCGCTCGGCGGCTTTCAATGCGTGATAACTCTTCCTGTAGTCGAGCCATTCCCTTGCCATCTGGGTCAGTCATTGGATCATAGTTTCGAATCGCTGCGCTCAGTTTAGAAACATCTTCATTAACCTGGTTTAAGTCGGTACGAGCAAAGTCGACCTGTTGCCCAAACTCAGCTCTTTGAGCATTTGCACCAGCAATTAAACCTTGTGAATGCAGCTGCATATCTCGGTCTTCTACCTGCCAATCACGAGCACGCAACGCGAACTTTTCCTGACGCTCAGCACGCCATTGCTCAAGCTGAGTGATGTGGTCCCGCTGTGCCTGTCCCTGCTCAGCTTGAAAATCTTGCCGTTGCTTGGTGTGCGCGTATTGCGCCATGTTGTTACCAGTCGCTAAAGCGATATTACCTAGTAAGCCAGCCACATTAGCCCCCTTGGCGTGCCATGTGCACGAGTTGATTAAGTGAATCAGCATCTTCAGGCATAGCCGTTCGAGCCTCATCGATGGCGCCTGAACTTTCCAGCTCATCAAGTTCTGAGCGAGCTTCATTAGGGTCTAGCGGCATACCTGCCTGCTCATGCATTTCAGCATATCGTTGAGTACCCAATGACATAACCGATTGAATTAAGTCTTCTGTCACGTCACTTTCATCCAGCAGCCCCATTTCACCAGCTATTTCAAAAACCGATTCCATGATGTCACCAATGAGTTCCAGTTTAACTTCATCACTGAGTTCAAAATGAGCTTCAACGCGAATTAGCATGAACGCTGCCGCTTCGGCTAGACCTGCTTCCATTGATTCAGCACCAGCAATCATGTCAGCCAACTTATCTGACGCTTGCGGATGTGCAGCAAAGCGCTCGACATACAGTTGAGCCTCTTCGTACTGTTGGCTTAAGTCACTGGAAGCGCCTGGTTGTTGCGGTGCTTCACTCTGTGCCGGCATAGGTTGCTGCTCTTGTGGGTTAAGTAGGCCAGCCATTAGGTGAGCCCTCCTTGTTTGCGGGATTTAATCAAGTCATCTAGTGACGTCGACTGATTCATTTGAGGAGCTTGGATGCCAGATAGCAACCCAGGCCCTTGCGAGAAGTCTTGGTGTCCGCCTTGGCCATCCATACCGTACCAGGTGCGGCGATTACGAAACTCCTCGTCGCGACGGTCCTGCCGCTTCTGTTGCTGGTTAGCGCCTACGCCCTGAAGCACACTGGCAGTAAGCATCGCGCTGCCCGGATTCGCGGTTGCAGCATTCCAAGCCTTGCCCATACCGCCAAATACATTTTGCCCGCCTTGTACTGCGGCCTGTGCGTAATTGCCTGCTTTAATGTTGCCGAAAAAGCCCATGGCTTTAGGCGCTGCTGTACTGGCAGCAGAAGAACCAGCACCAAGTAAACCGCCAGCGCCAGCACCCACTGATGAAGCACTAGTCGCTGCAGTGGCGCCCGCTGCTCCTGTTGTAGCTCCACCGCTTAGTAAACCTCCACTTGCTGATGCACCCAAACCTGAAGCACCACCACTGGCCGCCCCTACGCCCGTTGTGGATGCGGCTCCCGTGGCTCCCCCTGCGGCCCCACCCCCAAAGGCGGACGCAATGCCGGCGTTCACCGTAGAGAAGCCTCCGGCAATTGAGGTCCCCCCAATCGCCGCAGCACCCAAGCCTGCCGTCAAATAAACCGCGGCAGCAACCATGACTGGCTTGCGTATTTTCTGCCAAGTGTTTGATACTGCTTTTCGAATTTTACTAGGTACCAACTTGTCATAGACCGCACGTGCACCGGTGGCTTTCACCACTTTGTCGAATGCTCGCCCAATCTTGCTAATGCCTTTACTCATCAGGCCGCTCCTCATTAAACCGCTGAATAAAAATACCGCCCACCCGCTGCATCCCAAGATGCTCGTACATTCGTCCAGTCCGCTCGTTGGAATCCAAGCCTGAGGAAATACCCAACGTTATGTCTTTTACTCGTTGAAACGTCTGCCCCCACGTTCGAAGCCGTTTCACCAGTCCAACCGCGTAAACTCGGTAAAGCGGCCGCACGTAAAAGGCAACGTCCGTGACACTGCGTTCATCGCTAAACCAGTTATCCTCAATACCGCCAACGATGAACCCAACGACCTCCCCGCTGTGCTCAGCGACAAAAACGGCACACCGTTTTGAGTTCATAAAAAAAGCCAGATTCTTTCTGGCTTTGATTGGGTTAATGGCTGGCATGGTTGGCGATTGCTGTCGAAGCTCCTCACCAAGCTCTATCAGGCGCGATATGTCGTTCGTAGTCGCTTCTCGGATCATACTTACCTCTGAGCTTGGTTATCCCAACGATCACCTGAAATAGCACCGCCACCACTGACAACGCGCTGCTGTTGACCTCCCGTCGACGGCGGTGTGTAGCCGCCAACTGGCAATGTGTTACTGCTACCTGAATTATTACCTGAGTTGTTCGGTGTTTGCGGCGTTGAGGGTTGCGCAAAGTCTAAGCCTGGGAACGGTTCAAAAAGCGTGCTTGTAAAGTTCAATTGCTGCTGAAGCTGATTCATCACGGTATTTACCGCATTCGCTTGTTGCTCAGGCGACATTTCAGGGTTGGAGTAAATAAACCCAAGCTGCTCCATCGCTGACTGCATGATCATCGTCGATGACTGGGTATAGGCCATGCGAGCTTGATGCTCCATTTCAACACCCATGGCTTCCATTTGATTGACGAATTGCTGGTTAATCGTGTCTAGCTGATTACGTTGGTCGACGTCCATGCGCTCCAACGTCTGCTGATGTTGCTCATTATTAAGCACGCTTTGCAGCTGAGTCTGGTACTCAAGGCGGTCTAGTTCGAACCCTTGCTGATTACGCATTTGCGCTTGCTGCAGCGCAGCATTGTACTGTGCCTGGTCCAAACCATATTGCTGCATGACTGCATCACGCTCACCAGTGAGCAATGCGTTGTAAAGGGTTTGGTCCATCTGGTAGCCCTGCAGTTGTTCATTTTGCTGCAGTTGAAAGTTCTGCTGGGCGTCCTGCTGGGCAATCGGAAGTGCCTGCGCAATCGCGGCTTGTTGACCTGCCTGCACACCCATAGTTGAGTTACGCAGTCCGCGAGATGCAGCTTCTTGTGCCGCTCGCAGCTCAGCTTGTTTAATGTAAGGGCTGTCCTCAGCTAGCAAACCCTTTAGTTGCTCAGCTACAGAGGCATTATCACGAAGCTCATGCTGTTCAATATCAGGTCGGTTTACTCCCTCATAGTCGCCTTGCCCGGGTGCCGGCTGCGCAATGGCACCGGAATCCACTTCGACGTTCGTACCTGGTCTATCTGGGTAGTTCGCAGGCGTCGACGTGGTACTCATTCGCGGCTCGCTTGCACTAGTGCTCGTCGGTGACATTGAAGTGGTAGCGGTAGTCGACTGAGTTGAAGCGCCACCGCCCCCTCCACCACTTAGGTTTGCAAGCTCAGGTCGGACGACGGGGCCACCGACTTGAGGGCCACCTCTATCTCCAAGCAATCCAGTGGGCCCGTTGCTCTGAGGCGCATCAGTTACGGCTGTACTAATCGGCAGCGCATGATTAGTTGGCAAAGCATCACGATTTGCCGGCATCGTGGAGTTAACTGGCGTGATTTTCTTGTTGCCAACTTTTGGGTTAATCAAGGTTGTGGGCTGACCCACTGGCTTACTTGACTTTAAAAGGCCGTTCATGGGTTACCTCGATAGGTATTCAGAAATGAAAAAGCCCCGCACAGAGGCGAGGCATTGTGGTAAATTTATACTGATTTTTGGTTGAATTCAATTACATCATGGAGCGGATACATGGGATTCTATAAACAGTGGATTAGTCCGCTTCTTGCGGCATGCCTGCTATTCTTTGCTGGCATCATTTTTGGGATTGGAATGCCATTCGCGCTCACCACTCCGCAGGCCGACACTGTTCTTTCGGGGATGACTGCTTTCGGGACCTTGCTACTAGGAATTGTTGCCATAGCGGGTTACATGTCTTGGCGAGAGCAGCATCTGTCGATAAGAATGAGTGAGAGAGCTGAAAAATCTTTAGAAGCTCTCATTCCGGTAGAAGAACAGCTGTCTACCATTAACGCGATTATCCGACGATATGTAGACTTAAGTAAGGATTGGAACATTGACGAAGAAACAAGGTATAAAAAACTGAATGGTCGATACCTTAAACAATGTTACGATGCGGCGATTCAAATCTCGACTCAAGTCCAAGTATTTAAATCAGCTTCCCAGTTGATAGATTCACGTAAGCTCGCTGCAAAATCGAATGCACTTCAGAAGAGTTCAAGTACTTTCAAGTTAGTAAACTCAATTTTCTTAGCCCCCGAAGGACATGAGAGTTTTAAAATTGAAAGTGAAGAAGATGTGCAACTAAGTATTCTGCAGATATCAGAGGCAACTAAGTCAGTCAAAGTCGTGAGTGAAAATTTATCATCCGTGCGCGAAGAACTGAAAGCCATTGCAAACTTTAAGCACCGTGAGCACTCAAAGGATTAAAGCGGATTGCCGACATCCCCGCCCGACATATTCGCGCTAATACTTATGTTGGCACTGCGCACTGGTGACGTTGTCCCTATCTGACGAATTTCGATGCGGCCATGGACGAACCCTTGGCCGTTTATGCCTGGGCCAATAGCCTCAGCTGAAATTGTTCGACCGGACGCACCAATAGTAACCCAGTTGGTTGCCCCGTTAGTCACTATCCCACTTGATCTCGTCACTACAAACCGAACCTGAGTATTACTACTTGTCGTGTTAGAGTCGCTTCCGTCCCATCGCCCACGCACTGTAGTGGCTTGTTGATTGCTCTCAGTTGCGACGGTACCGTTGCCCAGCACTCGAATAGCTGCCCAGGGCGGTACTTGCTGGGTCCCATTACCTATGGATGAGTACGGCGAGCCTGTGAAATCACCATTCCAAGCAGCGGCTACTGATAGCTGTAAACGCACTGACACTGTATTACTTACTATTGGTGTCGTGAAGCCTCGTCTACGAAGCTCTATTGTCACTGTAAAGTTGCGTGTTGAAGAACCCACGGACGAGGATGAGAAGGACATCGTGAAACGACGGTTAGCATTAGCTCTCATCCAGCTACTTGCGCCATTCGAAACCGACACCCCACTACTTGAATTCACTGTATAGGAAAATCGAATTTCGTAATCTGCCCCCGCAGCAATATTAGATGGCGAATTACTCAGCCAGTTTACAGCACTACCACCCGACAGTGTCCCACCTGAGCTAATTCCACCGTTGGTTTGAAATTCTATATAGCCGCTAACACTTGCATTCCCTACACCAGAGGACGAGGCTGTCGCCAAGTTTGAGTAAAAGGTGCCCGATAATGTCGCTAAGTTGGCAGAGCCTTTTCGTGCAAATTTGCTATTCAAATTTGTACCGTCGGACGCTTCCCAACCGAGTTCAGCAGCAGTTCCAGTGTGAATAATACCAGTGACAGCCTTTTCATAACGGTTTGAAATATCAACTCCGTTAGCACTTTGAATACCAACATCAGGGATTTTAGTAGTAGCACGAAGTTCATAGATTTCGTCGAAGTCTTGCCCAGCTTTTGTTTCTAATCCGATTGCCATTAAATGAACACCTTAGTCAATGCTCTCCATAGCTTTCTATACCACTTCTGGTATTCATGCTGAGCCAAAGATAAGCACATAAGTGCATTGAGACCATCGTAATCCACTGTTCGATGCGCTGGCACTAACAGCTTTTTACTACCTTGCGAATCTTCATCATAAAGCGCTTCCATTCGATGAATTAAAAATGGCGCAATTTTATCGACTTCATCTGCGAGAACACCGTAACTAGTTTGACCTTTTAAAGCCCCGTACTTCCACTTAAAAACGACTGAACGCAGTGTTGCAATCTCATCAAGGCTAAGCAACTTTTCGAACTGAATATCTTTTAAAATCGGATCGGAACCACGAACAGTGGCACCAGAAACCATTCCATCAGCAATTAGGTTTCCATGAGCTCTGCATGTCTGACCAACATCAAACCGACCAAGGTTACTTCCATTAGTTGGGCGCACAGCTAAAACCAAAATTTGCCCACTACCTGTACCTAAAACATATTCTGTATCACCTCGCTTCCCAATAATCTCGGAGTAGCTACTTCCATTACCCCAACGAATTGGAATGGCGCCAGAGTATGTTTTTGTTCCTGTGTATGTTTGATCACTATCTAACGTAGCTGGCTTCGGTGTATTTACTGAATCCCAAAGTGTTCTTACCGAGTTAAATCCAGAGCCATTAGTCTCCTCATAACGATATTGTATTGAGCCAGAAGACGTTGAAATCGGGAACGCTATTTGAAAACGTCGATCGGTCGCGTAAGGTATGTTTAATCGTAGACCCGGATGAGCAAATACAGTAGCTTGGTTGCTACCAACTCGAGTGAAACTGGTGGTTACAGCTGAATTAGCTTCATCAATTATGCTCGTAACTAAAGGGGGGATTCCGCCATACCCATGCCCGCTCAAACCAGATAAACCAAACTCTGCTAAATTGCCGTTATCTTTACCTACATCGCGTTTAGCCGCATTACCTAAATCCGTTATATCGTCCGCATAAATTATAACCGCGCCTGTTTTTCCATTTACTGACACAACTTCAACACGGGTTTGCAGTCGAAGCCACGACTGGGTATCACTGTAATAAATTAGTGAGTCCCCGACTTTATATTCCTTCCCACCAACTGAACCTTCAACCTCAACTCGCCATAGCCCCGAACCAATAACTGGCGCTGTTGGATACTGCCCGGTGCTAGCATCCCAAAAGCCTAAAAACTTCAAGCCTGTGCCAATCGTTGCAACTAGCTCCTCAGCCTCAATAGCAGATGCGGCAGCATCATCGGCCCAATCGCGAGCGCTGTTCCTCGCTTCGATAGCCTCATCGCGTATGCTCGACGTGTCACTCACTGCATCATCACGAATTTGAGACGTTTGCTGTTTTAGTTGTGAGGTCTCGTTGCGTAGCTGAGCTGTTTCATTTCTAAGCTGTTCTGTTTCTGATCTGAATTGCTGACTATCGTCACGGGCTTGCTTCGCTTCCGCTATTTTCTGATCAAAGTCCTCTAAACGGTAGACGGTTAAATTCCCCGCAGGACTGACATATAGAAAAGCATTGGACACATTCTGCTCTGCAATAACGGCATTTCCAGTAAAGTTTGCTGGGAGCTGAGGGACACGCTCTTCAATATGCTTAATAATGCTTTCGATAGCACTAGCAACACCATCAAGCTTTGCGTTCATTCCGCCTGCGCGAACAACTGTGCCAGGAATAAAAGGGTTCTCGTGTAACCACGGGATCATAGACATACGTGCTCCTAACTAGCGGCGTAACGCCAACGGAATGAAACGATGAACAATTGAGGTAATCGAATGAGGTGACGCATGAGATGATTCTGTTCGACAGAAAATCGATACGTTTTCACCTACGCCATTGGCATAAAAGCTGGCTCTTTGAACGACTGCAGATGACCAGTAGCTTTGATCATAAATTGCTTCATCCCAATAACCACCAGTACCACCTATGACAACCTGCTGAACCAAGGGGTTGGAGGGTGCAAAAGGGCTTGAGTAATCAAAGTCTGGTTGAACCCACATACCAAACTGCTCGACAGCCTTAATTTCAAGCGTAAAGCGAGTGAGGCGTTTACGCAGGCCGTAAAGCTGTGGACCAAAAAAAGAGAATGCTGTGCGGATAGTTGTGTCGATCGGTAAACCGTCTAAGCTTGTCCCTCGCTCCAACTGATATACAAAGCCATTCTCAGCACCGATGAATACGACTTCTTTTCCTTCCGATGTTTCGGCACTGCTGCTGCACGCAGCAACCCTACCCTCACCAAGCGAAAAGTTAGAAAAACCAAGAGGCTCCTCGCCAGCGAACGTGCAGATTAGTCCGCGGCCATCGTCAAAGAATAAGCGGTATTGGTTTTTCTCGCGGATAACCGTCGAGCACTTAATTCGGTTGCGGTAGGTGTTTAGGACAGGATCAACCTTGGCGCTCATGTTAACCATTGCAAAGTTACCGAACGCTTTGACACGGCTTAGTCGGGTCATGCCTCGGTCATCAACAAAAACGCTATCCCCAATCGTTTGCACCGTGCCTGCGGTGGCGCCTGTGTTGGTGTTTAAGTTAGTCATGCGAAACTCAGGAGGTGTTCGTCCGTAAAGCACATAAGTTCGGTTGTGACAAAACACAGCGCAGGTATCATTGGCCTGCAATGCAATTTCCTGAATTTCATCGACAACACGTATTTCGCCGGCACCATCCCCGACGTCCCACTGGAACGGGTCACCCATACCTGAAAACTGAATGCTGCCACGACGATAACCAAAGACAACGATGTCAGATGTCAGGACTTCAACAGCAATCGGTGAATCGTCTTCTTCCATTCCCTCATTGATTATTTGAGTAAATGTCTGACCATCGAAAATGAAGCCGTGATTTACCCCATCCACCCCGATAACTTCTTTAGAGGCTCGGTCAGGGAAGTTTAGAAAGCGCCAACGCAGGTAGCCGCCAGGTCTTAAAGTTGGCGTTTGCACTAATTGCCATCCGACTGGTGAATCACCGTACAGGTTTAGTTGCTCACCATCCTCGCTATCGCGGAATGCAAAGCAGCGATTAAATAAATAGAAGACACCGCGGATGGGGCCTGCACCTGGTACCGGTTGAATTTGTTCGCGTAAGTTTTCTCGCGCATCGAGTAAGTCTTGGAGCTCACTTTCGTCATCTGGGTAAGGGCCATGGGGTGCTATCGCTTTACTCGGCGAAAGGCGCCCATCGTAGCGCTCAAAGCCGCTCAATGATTGGTAGTTGCCCTGGACATTGATTTCATAATTATCGAGCTGAAGACACTCACCATCTGGTATTTGTTGGGTAGCAGAGGATAGATTCAACCCACCCGCTAGCATTACCACATGCTCTCGGGGTGGGTTTTGGTTGATGGTTCTCATGGTCTGAAGCATCTTATTGTTCACCGCAGCGCTCCTCGACCAAAATCCATTGCAGGCAAAAATTCAGACTGCAGTTCAGCCAACAAACGGTCATAGTGCTCTAAAGCTTTTTGGTACACGACAGCATCGCTCTCGTTAGCAGTAAGCTTCATCACCGCCATCCAGACAATAATCATTCGATATTCCGCGGGAATAGAGGGCTCATCCGAGTTTTGAACTAACTCTCGTGCAGCGAGGGTGTAGCGAGTTTCAATACCCACCGCTTCAGATGGACTTGGATAAAACTCAACTTGCCGGCTCGGCGTCACGCAGAAGAACGTTGGAGCTCCAAATCGTGGCTGGGAACGCTTGAGGCTTTGATACTTATCCCAGTCCAGTTGCTTTAATTGTCGATGTCCACAGAAGATACTTATAACCCGTCGCAAGCTTTGCATATTCAACTGTGTGGGTGAGTACACCTGCCCGTTCGCTACAAGCTCTGCATGTGCGGTCGCTTCCAAGAACAACCATGTTTCGTGCATCATTTGCAGTTCACGCCATGCATCTCGCACTGCGAGAACTACATCAGCCAGTACACCTAATTGTCCGGTTACTGTCGTAGGTCCATCACCACTAATGCGCGACTCATGGCGGGCGCGTTTGCATATTTCTAGGTAGTTCATAGGCAGGTTGACTCTCGCGCTTAATACAGCTCTTTAATGATGGTGAACGGATGGCGCAGCACTTCTTTGCAGATAGTCTCCATCTCCCCACCAGCTGCTTTTCGGCGGTAATACTTTTTCTGCTTAGCATTTCGAAGCACGTCATACACACCAAATGGCACGGGTAAATCTTTGCCAATTTCGAGTTGATAGTTAGTGCCGTTTACACCAACGACCACGTGCGTGTCTGGCTCAAATTCAGGATCATCTGAGCCAGGTGGTTGATGAATATTGATGAGTACGCGCGCTGGCCGTTTAGGTGCCGCATCACTCGTTGGCTTTTTGTCTTGCTTGATGTTGGCTGAACCAATGTCACTTGAGTTAGGCTGGCTACTTGTATCTGTATCTTGCGTCAAGTTGCCCTCTCCAGTTGGCGTTGCCTCGCTATTGGCAGCAAGACTTTTATCAATTTCCTTTAATTCAGCCCAAATTTCTGAGCGGTCTTTGCTGTCATCGAGCTTAACGCCCAGTTCTTCCATGCCGTACTTCAGCATGTCAGCCTTGCTGCTGCGGTGATTAATCGTGTTGCTCATGATGGTCATTCTCCAAGGTGCAAATAAAAAAGCCCCGGGCATGAACCCGAGGCTTGATAGCTACGACTTTCGCTTACTCGTCTTCGTTAAGCGCAGAGGCCGCGGCTTCGATACGAACCATCCATAGGTCGTTAAGGATTTTGGCAACGTAGTAAGTTTTCCACGCCACCGAGCCGTTTTGCCCCAGCTCGTCACCGTGTTCTGGCTTACCAGGGTTACGAACCATAGGCTTGATTGCACCACCGGCGTCCTTATTGCCTTTCAAAGCAATATGGCCAAACGCGTGCTGCCCCATCACAAGGATTGGATACACATCGGCACTGGTGCCACCGCTTGATAACACCTCGGCCGCACCAGTGCCTTTCGCGCCACCAGCATCCACCCATGCATCAAACAATGGGGAGGCGATGAAGCGAACGTCTTCCACTGAACCAACTTCTTCAGCACAGATAGGCTTGCGGGTACCGTACTTGGCCACCGGCACAAAGCCCTCGATGTTACGCACCGAAGCGATGATATCGGTATGACACACGGCGACAAAGCCCGCCTCTACCGCTTGCGTGCTCACCATGGTTGAAGCGCTCAACACCGAAGTGATTCGACGTGCGCGGTTCGACAGCAAGTTACGCACCGCTTTACGGATGTGCGGTAAACGCAGTGATGTATTCACATCAGAGCGTGCACTACCGTTTGCATAGATGACGTTAGTACCGCCGATAAGCTCACCGAAGCAAACCAGCTCAACGGTTTCAGCCGCTTGTTCACCTGCCATTCGAGCCATATCTGTACCGACTGGGTCTTCATGCAAGTCGTGAACAACGTCGGTGATTGGCATCCAGTCACCATACTGGTTTAGAGTGGCCGTGATGCGCTGATAGCGGAAGTTACTGCCTGAAGGGCGTACACCCTCAGTCAGTGGCTGAGTCGCCGGAGGCAACGGAATAGGACGTCGGAACTTGATTGTTTTCGACGCGTTCTTTGGCATTGGTTTGTGATCACCAAGCTTATTCAGAACCAGAATTGGTTCAGCATGCTCAAGCATTTTAATTTCGGCGTGTACGCCGGCAGCAACGCCCAAGGCACCATATGTATTGGATGGTGTTGGCATGATTGTTCTCCTTAGGATGATTTATTGACTAGTTGATTAAACAACTGGACCGGATCGTCACTGAGCCCAGGCTTAGCTCGACTCGCACCTTTGCGCGGAATTTCAGCATGGTCTGACAGTGACTTTTTGCGGGGGGCCGGCTTACGTTCAGCTTTATCGCTAGCTTTGCTTGCCGTGCCCTTATATAGGTTCAGCAACGTGATATTGTCTTCAGCCAACTCGCTGTCACCCATAGCTTTGATGCCTGGTGACTGCGCTTCTAACCAAGACCGAAATTTCGGGTCAGAACCCACGGTTTGAAAATCGGGGTGTGCCTGAGCCAGTTTCTCAATCTCGCTTTGGCGCTGGCGTTGATAGCGTTCGTTCTCAAATTCCTGTTTGAAGCTTTCAACCGGCGTTAGCTTTTGCTCGACCGTATCAGTGGCCTTTTGAACCATATGACGCAGATAGGCAGCAATTTCAGGCCATTCTTCTTCGACTTGTTCAAGGCTCTTACCTTTCAAGTCAGCAGCAGATGGTAAATCGCTATTGCTATCAGGTTTGCCATTCGCTTTCTCATGAGCCGTCATTTTCTGGCGTAAGGTGTTCAACTCGCGGTTAAGTGCGGCGACACGGCCAGAGTTAGCGCGGTGCTCATTCGACAGCTTGTCATGGCTTTGGCGAAGGCTCATGTACTCATTGCGAAGCGATTCAGGTGCTTTTGCCCAAGGGTCTTCATCTGATGCGTCATCCTCGTCAGCGTCCTGCTCACCGTCATCAGTCCCCTCGTCATCTTCATCTTCATCGGTAGGCGTGTCTGAGTCTTCTTGATCCAGCTGTTCGTCATCATCCTCCTCGCTTTCTAAGTCGTCATTCACGTCATCATCGTGAGACGAGTTATCGCTCAAGGTAAATTTTGCAAACAAGCTGACCGCATCGTCATCATCTGATTCAGGCTGATTAGCGTGCGGGTTTTCTTTTGCTTTGGTCATGGAGTTTTCCTTAAGAGTCCGTCATGGAGTCATAAAAAAACCCACGTCAAAGCGTGGGTCTGGTATTGGCTGATAAGTGCGTTACTCATCATCCGAATCTATTTCTGAGAGCTCACTGGGATAGCGAGCAATAATTTCATCAAGCATCGCAACTTTGCCGCGCAGCTGTGCAGTCGACAATTCATCTTGCATGCGCACCAGTTGCTCAACTAAGTCAACTCTATCAGCCTCAAGCTTGCGCTTGATGGCGTACCAAGCGTTTTGGTATTGAAATGCCATTACTGTCCCAACCCAAAGTTGCCGCGCTTGCCAAAAATATTTTTCATTTCAATTTCAGCGACGAACTGGCTCCAGTCCTGGTCTAGCTTGGCCTGCCCTTTTTTGAGTTCAACCAGCAGCTTTTCAGAGCTCAGTTCTTTATTCTGCGCCATCTTCATCATTTCAATGCGCTCGCTACTGGCCTTAGCCTGCAACTGGGCTCCGAGTTCACGTTCCTTGAGCTCAGCTTTGACTTGTAGCTCTAACATCTTGGCTTCTAACTTCTGCTCTTCAACCTTTTGCTCAAACTCGAACTTCTTCTGCAACTGCTCGATTCGAAGCTGCTCTATCTCAATTTGCGGGTCTGAGGCTTGGCTTTGCTCCTGAAGATTCTCATAGTAAGCGCGAAGCTCATCCTCACTCGGGATAATGTCTGCCGGCAATTGCTGCGTGCGTGCCCATAGCCGCATGATTTGCAGCTGCTTGATTTGCAACACTGGTGCGAACACCTCATTGCCAGCAGCCATTTGCAGGAAGTTGGTCAATGCCATCGCCAACGTTTCACGTACAAGCAAGGCGCCAGTCCCGCGGGCATCAACTTGGAAGTCGCCCTTAATGTCTGCGCGGTCGTTGTTCACCATGTTCCAGTGATAGAAGTCACCGATGATGGGGCTGGTGACGTTGTCGTCCCAGGCTTTCACTTGACGACGACGAACCGTGTTGGCCGCGTTCATCAGGATACTCATACCGCCCAGTGTTTGAGTGGCTTCCCCTTGCTCGCCTTGCTGCATCATCGGGACGCCACTCACTTCATCAAATAGGATGCGTGAGGTCTGGTAAATCGCAGATAGCTCATTCAGGTGACTAGTAAATTCGAAGGTACTGAATGCTTGCTTGATGTCGCCGGTACCACCAATCATGTCCCACTGCTTGAATGGCTCTAGCGTCCATTCCCCATTAGCCGGCTTGATATGTTTCCGGTTGCGACCGATTTGGGGGCCTGCAGTGATACTTGCGTTATCAAGCATCGTGCGCCAAACACTGTTGATGATGGCCTGCTCGTCGCGAACCATGCGCGGGACACCATAACCAAAGATACTGCTGTCATCTTCTTCCCAGTTAAACACTCGATAAGGTAGATACCCCTCGTAGGTGATAAGGTGAGTTCGGGCGCCTAAGACAATGCCGCCGCAATAAAACACAGTCGCCACAATGCCTTCTTGTAACCACTCATCAAACTCATCTTCATCATCTGGAATATCACCGATAACGCCTAAGTTAAGCAGCACCTCGCGGCTAATAGGACCATGGTATTCCCATGTCTCATAGCGTGTATCGTTCAAGGTGTCGGATAAACCAGCTAAGCGGCGCACGTCATCCTGATATGAGCTGTTGTGCTGGGTTTCTTCTGGTTTCATTTTCAGCACCCGAGCGACTTGCTGCTTAGGAAAGCCCTTGCGCTTAACCAAGTCACGAACCTGCTGCTTGCTCATGTAGCGACGTTCAAATGCAAACTCAGCTTCGCTAATGTGACTTGCTGACATGTCAGGATAAAAATCCCATGGGCGCACCACCTCAACTGCAGGCGTGAACGACTCTTTTACAACCATTTGCCACTCGCCTTCGACTTCAACGTAGGCGCGGTCGGTTTTGCCGATGACAACTGGCCCCTTAAGTACGCCGGTGCCAACAACGCACGCATCATGAATGGCTTTGCGGCACATCGCGTTATAAGAGGACTCGACAAGCTGATCTTCAATCTCGGCTTCCATGTTCAAGCAACGCTCTCGAATTAACTCAAGCTCACGCTCAGCTAAGTCCGATTCTGTAACGATGTTGCCCTCTTCATCCTGGTATGACTGACCGTTCATCGTAACTGGGGTATCGTCACCGATTTTGCCCGCGAGCTCTGGTACCGGCGTCGGCTCTATCGCCCAGTTCTTATCATCGTTCGGGAACAGTAAGTCGACTAGTTGTGACTCGGCCGCGTTGGTTTTCGCCCGGGTAAGTTTAATGAATGGATGCGCACGCTTTGCTTCTTTGAGTGCTTTGACCACTTCGCTATCGTATTCGCCGTGATAGTTTTGCAAATCCTCCACCATCCGATGCTCAATAGTCTGTCGGTCACGCAACACTTCTGCCAATTGGCGTTCGAGCTCCATCGCGAGCAAGTCGAGTGGGTTCTTTTCGTCATACTCGTGCTCGTATTGATTTGGCTCTGGTTTGTTCGACATGCGGCTTAATACCCTGTTACTGAATCAGCGATAACAGTCTGATGACTGTCCTCTTGATGTTGCTCTAACCATTGGTAATTGATTTCACCCTGCGCGCCCTGGCAAAGATACTGCAGTGCATCATGCGGGTGGCTGTAGCTGTTTTTATCTGCGACATCTGCGTATCGCTCTCCGGATACATTCAGGCGCCTAAATTGATAACCGCCGTTGAAGCCTTTGCGCAGCACTAGACATGCACTTGAAAGCTCGAAGCCCGTTTGCCCATCGATGTCGAGGGTTAGAAAGTACTCGACCGCTTCCCAGCGCTGCTTAGGCTTATTCGTCGCTGTGGGATACGTGGTTAAGCCATACTCGTCATTGAGAATGCCGATGGGGCTATTTTCGTCATTGGGGCTTTTCGCGGTACCCGCTGGGTCGCCATAAGCCTCCATGCCCGATATTGGGAATTTCTTAAATTCCTCTTTAAGGCAAGGCAGCACCACCAAGTCCATGAACGTTCGAATACCCATGCCTGTGGACACGAGCTCTTTGAGAACCCGTAGCCGGCCATCTGGCATTAGTTGCCCAATGATGCACGCAGGTGTTCGACCGAAGTCGAAACCCAATAGCAACTTTTGAAAGCGAGGAATCGCCAGCAGCTCGTACTTGCTGGTGTGCTTGGCGTCTTGCCAGGTGCTGCCATAAATCGCTTTGCCACTTGAGACTGAGCCATATTCATTGGCTAGGTTCACGCGAACCCAGTCATCAGATTTGGACTGCACCTGGCGTATGTAATAACCGTTTGGAAGATTATTAATATTCTCAGCTTCTGGATTTGGTACCCAGCGGTAGCTATTCTTGCCTACCTGTTCTCGAATGACCCCGCCAGGCTGAGACAGAAAGACCCAGTCATCAGGCTTAACATTCTCCGCCAGGTCGTAGTACCAATGATCATCATCTGGCGAGTTTGTATCACCAATCATTCCATGCCAACTTGGTCCACCATCTGCCGCAGAGGGATAGCGACCATGGCGCCCATCACACATATCGACGATGGCTTTTGATATTTCCTTGGTTTCGTTTAACCAGAAGCCGGTGACCTGAGTACCCCGAAGCTTCTTCACGTGATCAGGCCTGTCGAGGGCGAGGAATATCAACTCAGCTTTAACTCTGGTACCGTCTTCCAAGTCAAAGTCGAGAAAATGAGTTGGCGGTGTTGAACCAATGAAGCGCCCCAAAGACGGCATGTCATCGTTACAGTATAGGTCCTTCCAATCCTTAATCGTGGTTGTTTCAAGATCCGAGTACGTGTTACGAACCGCTAACCAGCGGCTCTTTCTAACCCCGTTTCGGTTCGGTCGCTGCTCACATATTTGATCAAACACACGCTGGCAGCTTGCAAACGTTTTTCCTGAGCCAAGTGGCCCACGAATGAAAGTAACCCTTGCACGTGATTGAAGATATTGAGAAAGAACCTTACCTTGCGCAGCGGTCTCAAATACGACTTCAATCTGCTCAGACACACGCTTATGACTCCTCGCCCTTGTCTTTGCGGCCAGTCATGTCGCGACGATACACTTTAGGGCGCTGGCTAAGTTCAACCTTATCGGTGAACATCTTGAGGTGTTTACCCAGTAACTCCAGTGACTTGGGCTTATCCCACAAGCGCAGCTTTTTGGTGTAACCAATTTGCTCACGGTCGTCACCCTTGCCTTCGAACAGCTCGTCGACGTCAATGGCGCTGATGGCCCGACGTGTTGCTGCTGGTATTTCATGCAAAGGTCGCAGCGTGCCATCTGGGTTAAACATCTCACCGATATCGGACATGGCCAAAGCAAGCAGCTCTTGAATGATGTTCTCGCGATTCAGCTCAAGCTTTTGAAAAGTATCTGCCATCATCTCGTCGATACGGTCACGAAGCTTATCTTTTTGCAGTAGCTCCCAGCCAATCTTAGAAGCTGAGTTGGCACTATACCCTGCCCGCTTAGCCGCCTTAGTCGCGTTCTTATCAATCGGGTACTCGTAACAGAACAGACGCTCTTTATCGGTGAAGTCTGTCCAGTCGTACTCCTTGACGCTAATCTTTGGCATTCTGAGTTTCCGATAAGTTGTTTACTGCCTCACAAACATTCTCGACCAGGCTTGCCATGCGTGCTTCATGGAACTCGCGGTCGAGTTGCGCCAGCTCTTCAGCTATTCGAGCCTTGCGACGCTGGTACCAGACATTCAGCAAAAACGTGAGGGCGGCAAAAAAGATACCTGCCAGCAATGCAATGTTGTTGAGCGACAACATACCGCCTGCAGCAGTCACCCCTGAAAAGGCATAGCTTGATGTGGAAATCGCTTTATCCATAACTGTTGAAGTGACTCTCGTTGGCATGTTTAAGGACTCCCATGTTCGGTAGCCCACTCGGTGATTCGCGTCATATTGGCATCACAGCGCTTAATAGTTGCCTCAAGTGCTACCGTGTAGCTGAGTAAATCCGCGTTGGTCAGGATGTTAAAACTGGGTGCGGTACACGGCTGTAAAAGGTTCGCCGGTGGCACCAAAAATATAGGCGTGGTCGTTTTCACCGTTCGAGTAACTACCCGCGGCTCCGGCGTGCCCGAGCAAGCGCAAAGCACCAGCAGGAACCCGAGTATTAGCCCAGCTCTTAACTTCTTCATGGTTAGATTGCCTCAGTTCGTTGACCGCCTGCTGAGCTGCACTGAGCTCATGAATAAGTTGTTCGGTACGCATCTGGTACCGAGACTCAATGGCGGCTAGTCGAGCTCGTTCAGATAAGAGCTCATCGTTAATCGCTTCAACGCTTTCAATATCGCGGGCTAGTCGCTCGCTCTCAGCTTCGCGTTGTGCAATTTGCGCATGTAGCACGTCGATACGAGCATTCAAACCATCATTGGTGCGTTTTAGGTTGGCGTAGCTGAACGCCACCGCAGTAACAATCGTCAGAATAACGCTCGTGATAATCAGTGTGGGTTTGATTCGCAGCATGATGGACGCCCTCTAAACAGATTTGTTTTTCTTCTTCACGTCGACGAACTAAGCCTGGTAGCTGTTGACCACCGGCGTACACCCATCGAGTTAGTTGATTACAGGCCTCAACCCGCTGCTCAGCATTGAGGTAGCGCAGCAACGTCGACTGGCGAAAATTGCCAGCACCCACGTTGTAATGAAAGCTCAGATAGGCCACGTGCTCGCCCTCACTCAGGTCAACTTGCACCGCGCGCATTAGCTGCGCATTGTGAGAACTTAAGTCCTTAGCCAGTAGTTCAAGGCACTCATCCTCACTCAGTTCAGTGCCTAGCTTAAGCTCCGGGCTGGTGTGGCCGTAACACGCGGTAATAATTCCAGCTGGGTCGACGTAAGTACCTGGTACATGCCCCTCGTGTGTCGCGATGAATACACCGCCAGCTACCAAGGACCCAGTCAGGCCAACAGCAATTAATCGGTTTGCTAGCTTACCCACTTGGCACCTCCGGGCATAAAAAAGCCCCGGACAAACGAATGACCGGGGCAAGCAACACACAGTTCAACAAGGACACATACGAAAAAACCCGACGCAATGGCCGGGTTTCAGGGCTGGACGCAAATCAATCCAGTATGGGAATTAAATACCTAAAAGTGGTTGGGTGTCAAGCCTGTTATAGCTCTTTGCCCTCAAGCATGAGTAGCATCTCGCGGATGCAGTCTTTGGCTTGCTCCTGATTATCGAAATACCAACTAACTTTTGAAGATTCCCCACTTAGTTTGAAAATTATTTTATGTACGTTGCTCACAGACGAGTTCTTCTTAATTTTCATTGATACAACGTAGTCAAAATTGATGACATCGGGGGAGCCTGTGTTTAATTCATCGGTCGCAGAGGCTGGTCTTTCAATAAACATAACAATCTCCTTATCAGTTAAATGGTTAGTTAACCTACCTCTACACAACGAGTTTGTAAACAATGTTAGCAAACAGCGCCCTGCCCAACGCGGCCAACTCGTTGCATATCGCACCCTCTCATTAAAAAATGACCAATTGAGAAATATGCTATAAGTTAAGTTACGCAGTACCAATCGATTATTTATTTCAATCAAGGAAAAAAATGAACAAGAACTTAAGCTTTTTAATAGCGGCATTCGCATCAACTGCCCTTGTGTCGGCTTGCGCAACTCAGAGCGAACTTCCCCAACAAGTCTACTCTATGAGCGTTCTAGGCCATGCGCCTGCAGCACCAGAGCAGCTGGATTTTCGTTTAACTAATGGATACGTCGTGCTTCTTCCTGGTAGTAATGGCACTATTCGAGTGGACAATGTCACGATAGTAAACGCCGAAGCCAATTGTCAGTTGACAGCCAGTTCCCCTGTTTCCGTAACTGCCCCTCAAGCTATTCAGCTTTTTAGCATTTCAGATGCGAGTCAGTGCATACCTGAAATTCAGAGCGCTCAAGCTATTGGTGTAACTGAAGTCGTTCCACAGGGAAGTAGCAGCCGCGCTGACCAGGCATTTAAAGTCAACTACTCTACCGCAGAACGCAATCACGAGCTGATGATTTCAGTACCAGTATACTATTAAGTAAATCATAGAGACCGCGAAAGCCGCGGTCTTTTCCGCTTAACTAGAACTCAACCTTTCCCGCAGCAGATACCCCTCCAACTGCCAGACTTTATCGCGGGCGTTCTTATACGCAATCTCGCGCCCAACCTCTTCATTGAAGTTTTCTGGACTAGCCGCTGCGCTTTCGCCAGTGACGGTGAAACCGTTCTTAAGCGTTAAGCAGCATACCGTCAGCGTGGTACCAGGAAACACATGATACTTCGCATCCTTGATGCAGCTGTCGATGTGGTCAGGGTTTAAGCGTGGCGCATTGAGCCCTTTTTGTTGCAGACGCTTTTCTAAATCTCGCTCTCCGTTCATAACGTACTCTCTTTGTTGTGGGTGAAAAAGTTATCACTTAACTGATTAATCATCTTCCCGAAGCTTTCGCCGGATTGCATGCGCCGCGTTGTTGGCTTCCACATTGAGCCGGTCAATCGCATCCATGTAGTGCGGGTACCAGCGCAATCGGTAGGCATGACGCGACATCATCATGGTGGTTAGGTGCTTGTTCACGTAGCGAACTACTGAGCGCTCGCTTGGCGTTTCACGTCCAACGCCCTCGCACTTACTGCAGGGCTGATTTGATTTACCGTTGGTAACACCAGTGCCCTTGCACTTTGAGCATGTCGACGTGTCGCAAACCTCATGCACAGCCGCTTCGGCCAATGCGCCAGCAAGCTCTCTCGGAATTACCTGGGCATGAAGAAAATCGGTCATCGTCGCAACCAGGCGTTTGCGGTCTTTCGTGTCGCCGGCTATTTGCGCATTCAAGACCATGGACCCGATTGGTTGAGTGTGCTGGACGTAGCCAAGCACCACCAGAATGTCAGCCAGCTTGAGTGGGTTCGTCGCGCCGCGGAATACCGAGCCGCCATTCAGTGCCGTCGTCTTCGGGCACTGCTTCACAAATACTTGTTCGATGCTCATTGTCATATCTCGATATCCCCCAAAAGATGCTGCAAATACTCGTTTGCGCCCATTCCTGGCGGTAGTGTTTTAATTAGAATTTTTCCCGTATCGCCCCAAAGCTTTGTGACTTGGCCGTCCCAGACCATGGAGTCTTCTTTGTGGATAGCATTGAGACGTTTCACGATATCTTCGCGAGACATGCAGCCCTTACGCTTTTGATGCAACCAATATGTCGCTGTACGCTCCGCTAAGACGCGTTTGGTATCCTGCTCGGGTAGTTGCGTTAAGTTACCCGTTATCATCGCCCTATCACCCATACAGCTAAGATGGTGAGCATTCCCGCCCCCGCCCACACGACGATAGCGTGAGTAAAAAGGCGCATAATCTGGTTTTTTCTAGCCATCATGCTGCTCCTCGTCTGCGTTGTGGGCGCTGTCTACGTGCCTGCTTGATACGTTCAATGCGCTCAGCGAATGGGTGCATCCGTTGGTAATCTGCGCTGCTGTGGCGCGGTGCAGGCGCTTCTAGCTGCGTTGCTTGCTTGGGTAAGAAACCATGGCGACGCTGATAGTCGACCCACTTGGTGTATGACGCATCTAAGAGCGTCTGGCGTTTGTCTTCAGTCGATAACCGAAAGGCATACATGATGTCCTGGCAGATGAGCTCAGCAAACCGACCTGAGAACTCGTATGGCTTAGATGAGCCCTTGGCCTTGTGACGCGAGTAGCCTTCGACTTCGCGATACACTTCGTCTTTGGTTGGAAAGCCGAAGTCTGATGCTTGCAGCTTGCACAGCTCTAAGAACTCAATAGGCGTCGGTGTCCACTTGGTAGTCGTTCGTTGCTTCATGCGTTCAATCCCACGACGAAAGTCAGCCAACGAGATGTTGTTCTGAAACAGCTGATACGCGTACTCGCGCATCACGTTCTCTACATGCTTGTCACCAAAGCGCTTAGAGAAGTCTGGGCAGTAAATGGTCATTGCCGGTGCAAGCTCAGTCATCAGTGTCGTCATGTTCAGTACCTGGTTGGCCTGATGCGTATCGTTCGCAGACATCAAGTATTGCGGCTGCTGGATGTTGTCTTTGTGCATGATGGTTACCTCGTTGTGTCGACGTGGGGTTCATGATGTTGCTTCTAGCAATCCAACGCTTCCATTCGTCTTGCCATTCAAGAAGGCTTCGCTGTGTCGTTCTATGCGACTTGTGTAAGCGAAACGATTCGAATTCGTTTTCAATCAGGTGTTGGTTCTGGCCGTATCGTCTGAATGCGATAGCCATGAGTGGTTGAGTGAGGGTTAGGTCTCGTCCGCAGGGTTGCTCAAAATTGGGGTCGCGCGCGATCTCTCTCTTATATATCTCGGATCTCTCGGATATGTGCCCCTGTCGTGAATTTTCCCTGTGTTCACCTATGTGCCCCTGTTCGGCCTGCACGCCTTTATCCACGCGGTTTAAGCTGTGTCCGTCTACGTGCCCCTGACCTGTGTCCAACTCGTGCCCCTGTGGATTTGGACGGACTTGTTTTAGAGGGGCCTTTTCACGCCTTTTTTTATCCGTTGTGGCCATGACACACACATAGACTGCAGCTTCGTTTTTCATGGCATCACCGGACTTTTTGAGTGCTATCAAGCCTGAGTCCACCAGGTTCTGTATGAGCGTACGGACACGTTTCGTTGATGGTCGCTCCACCTTGCGCGATGAACGCAGCGGAGGATGGTATTCAAGCTCTTGGGCTAAGCGAGACAACGACAGTGAGACCTCTCCTGTCGCATAATTCATGTAATAGCGAAAACCACGCACGTAAAGCATCCCGGCCATCGGATCGAGTTCAGCTTGCTTGAGTGCGTTCATTTCCTGCTGGTTCATTCATGTCCCCTATCTGAGATAAGCAGACAGCGGTACATCCGGCGATCACCGTCAATATGTAATAATTCGAGTAGACCAGCCAGTATCAGCGCTCGCTCAAGCTCCATCACCCGCTTCCAAGTGACTCGATGAACTCGGCGCAGGTATCCTTCGCTACCTGGCTGAAATTCCATTGCACGCTCTAACTCATACCGAGTGGTGGTTACGTCCGGATGCTCGGCGCTAACACGGCTACGAAATACCCGCACATACAAAACGACTGCCATTGGATCCAATTCACTGGCGCCTAATGCCTGAAACTCGCGTTGATTCATTAACGCCCCAACCGCTGAACTTCACGACGTTCCCAGTCACGTGCGCATTTAGCTGAACACCAACGGCGCCCACCAACATCTTCATCACCACATTCAAGGCAATAACCTCGTGGCCCTGGTCCCTCAGGTTTACGGTTAGTTAGATCAACTTTAAGGCTGTGCTCCTGCAGTGCTAGAGCGTCGTCGAATTCATCACTCATAGGTATCCTCCCCCCATTCACGAACCTGGCTTTTAAGTTCTTGGTCTAGTTGCAGCAGCCCCTCAATCGACTTAAGGATGTGCTGGTGGATGCAGGCGTATTCTGCTTCGGTAATGACCCCGTCTTTGCGTGCATTAAGAATGCAGGAGGCCATTTCCCCGCCGCGCTGTTGGTTGGTCAGTAGAAGATCTGAGAACTCATCATCAGTCATGCCTGGCGTTGGCAGCGTGAACAAAACTTTGCTGTTACCGTTTGCCCAGGCCTTTAAGATGCGCTCGTCTTCCGTGATTTCAGTGATGGCGACTGCCTCAGCCAGTGTTAGCTGATGCGTGTCGACGTCGTTACTGAGTTTGGTAATCAAGGTTTTCGGGTTCTTCCCCATCTTGCGGGCTATGTCCGAAACATTGTGATCATCCGTAAAGCTTGCAGCTGCTGCCATAGGGCAACGTGTACGTAGGCTAGGCATTCGCGTGTTGCGTTTTGAAAACTTCATTATTGTGAACCTCAGGCTGCTTGGTTTGGCTTTTGGTACAACGAGAGATCAACTTTCAGTTGGCCCTTGGTCACAGTTTCAAGCTCATATGCCCGACCTTTAGGAATTGGGTCAGGCCAAAGCGAAACTGCAGCTGGGCTAATTTGGAGTACTTTGGCTACTGCGCTTGTGCCTCCGAAATGTTCGAGAACCTGTTGCTTATTCATGCTGTGACTCCACCGGCACGGCTACGCCATGTCAAAATTTAGGATTTCTTAAACAAATGAATACTGAATTTAAAAGAAACGGAAGTCAAGCAGATTTAAGATTGCTTACATGAAAAAGTACTCATTGCACTCATTAATTAAAGAAAAACGAAAAGCGCTTAAGCTTACGCAAAAGCAGCTTGCTAAAGCTGTGGGCGTTAGCCATGTGACTATTTCTCAATGGGAAAGCGGCATTACTAGCCCAAAAGGAATGTATATTGGCAAGCTGTCCGATGCTTTAAATGTGACAGTGCATGAGCTTACATATGGCTCAAGCCCAAATACTGAGCCCGGCCCCGACCTCCGCGGCAAGGTGCCTTTGATTTCATGGATTCGAGCAGGGAGCTGGCTAGAAATGGAAGATGGCGAGCCAGAGGCTACGACTTACTATGCGCACACCGCCAACGTAGGACCGCGCGCTTTTGCGCTGCGCGTGAAAGGCGATAGCATGACCTCTCTTAACGGGGGTAAAAGTATACCGGAAGGCTCTGTGGTCATCGTCGACCCTGATATCCAAGCTGAGAACGGTAAAGTCGTAGTAGCTCGCCTGGACGATACCTCGGAAGCTACCCTCAAGCAGCTGGTCATCGATGGCGGACAGAAGTTACTCAAACCATTCAATCACACTTATCCCGTGACACCGGTGAACGGAAATTGTACAGTGATTGGGGTGGTGAAGCAGGTGATACAGGATTTTTAATTCGGGTTTAACTTGAAATTAGATGGTCTATCCTTAAGATTGTTGATAGCACTAATCACTAAGTGTAAAATTCGTCCGCTCGATTCTACTATGGAGAGTAAGGATGGCGATTTATGCCGTTTTCGGAACAGATGCACCCGAAGAAATTGCGCATCGTGTGCGTGAGCTATTTGATGAGTACCTTGAATTAGCTGGAGGTCAATGGTTTATTCAATCTACTCTTACCACTAAGGAAGTCGCAGAAAAAATAATGGACTTTCAGGAGTACATCCCGTCTGAGCCGAACTCACCCCAAGATGGTGAAGGCGCCGAGTTGGAAATATTCCAGACGCCAAAGTATCAATTCATACGGAATAATTTTATCGTCGTGCCTGTTACTAACTATTGGGGTATTCAGTCAGCCCATATTTGGGAATGGCTTTCTTTGAAAAAGGATGATTCTAAGAAATGACAGCTTCAACACAACGCAACACGCCCCCTCGGGAAGGGGAGCACTTGGTCACGCCTGCCGCTGCGCCACAACTTACAGATCATAGCTTTACCCTCCAATCAATTATGGAAATTCAAAAGTCTGTTGGGGGGCTAGAAAGTTCGATTAAATCTCTTCACGATAAATTAGAGAAAATGGACTCGAATATATGTGAAAAAGTTGAAGGCGTGAGTAAGAAGCACTCTTCCTTATCAGATAAAGTGCATGTTTTAGATAAAAAAATTTACGCTGCCACGGTTATCGGGTCACTGCTGATTCTTGCCGCCGTTGCCCTTATGAGAATATTTTAGTGTAGTTATACTCGTTGCACTTAATATATCCTCCCCAAGCGCTCTCCTGCTCACATATATTATTTGTGTAACCCGTTGCTTTTAACTCGAGCATGCGAGAGAGTGATTCTGTCTCCAAGCCTTACTTAGTGCCATTTTTCTTTAAATTTTCTCATATCAAGAAGTGAGGTTATGCCATTCGGCATTCACCAGATACCGTGAGTGGGGATATAATAAATTACGCGATCAAAATTGATGAGACAAAAGCCCCCAATTTTGATCCGTAAAGTATAATTAGTACGTGAGTTAAGGCTGGATTATACCACCACCGCCTCCACTTCCGCCTCCATATACAATATTTCCTAAACCTACAGTCGACTCATATTTACCATCATATAATGTGGCTGTTACGTCGAATGATCCGTTAAAAGGAGGGGAAAAGTTTAAGATCCCGTGCGGAGTTCTAACTTCGTAGGATTCGTTCGGGTTCATTACATTTTGAATTGTCCATATAACAGTTGGGGCTCGGCCTGCTACTCCGTACGCAGAATACTGCGAATCGTACTCGATCCCAACCTGCGCTGAAATCACGCTTCCGTGAGGCAGGAGCGAATTAACAATAGTCAATTTTGGTATTGTCTGGGCATAAACCCGAGTGGTTTCACAAAAAGGGTAGTAAAAGCCATTGTAGTCTCTTGTATGTTTGTCGGTTGCAACCAACCCAATATCAAAGGCACCTCGAGTTCTCGGGGTATAGGAAACGGTTCTTGTACTTGAAAATCCTCCTATGAAGTTGAGCCCTCTATTAGGCGAATACTCCCAAAACGCATAACTACCAGTATTTTCGCCAATTAATCGTTCGTACAAACACGATGCCATATCACGCCATTGTGAACCTAAAGAGATTTCACAGCGATATACTTTTTTTGCTGTAACAGGCTCACTCCAGCCAACAGGCACATGTAAGGTAGTATTCGTCTCAAACATCCTTTCAGACGAGTCTCCGAAACTGGGTAAAATGTCATATCTTCCCGTGTCCTGCTGAAACACTCTCTCAATTTGGTCACAAGCACCATACGTCGCACTAGAGACGCCCAATAGGACAGGTATAACTATAGATATAAGCTTTTTATTCATTGTTATCTCCAAAATAATACGTTGTTGTTTGAATTTGTTAAATTGGTTTAGTGGCGTTACATGCACATCCCCTGCCCCGACGACAGGTCTTATCTCGTGCGATGCAGCTGTCACCACAAGCCTTGCCTTTGGTGCAAGTACGGCAGCAAGCAGTTTGAGCTAGAGGTGAGTTTTCATCCGCCTGAGTAGACGCTTGTGATTCATCGGTGGCCGAGCAGTCAGCTCCGTCATCTTGAACAGCGGTTTGTTCAACTTGAAAGGTTGTTAATAGATTGGTGTCGTCGGCTTGAACTGCAGTCATCGCGAATGTGAACGCGAGACTCAAGACCATGAGTAATGTCTTCATGTTATTTCCTTGTCTATGTGTCGAGCGCGAATCCAGTTCCGCGCTCGTGACTCTTAAAATGCCTCAACCGCGACGAATTGTCTACAAATTAACCTATTGAATCATTTGCGATCAGTAAATTCGTTTAATACTCAAAATTACTTCTAATAAATAGAATGGTCGTGATTTTTGTCTCACTTTCAGCAGTAGCAAAGATTGACACGTTGCCTCTGTTGAAATAACACCCATTAGTAAGCTGAAAGCGTCGCTTATAAATATATAAATAATTTCAGTAACTTAAATTCGCGATTTTTCCTTCGAATAAGGCCAATAGACGCGAAATTGAGGGTAATTCATATTTAAAAGGTAACGAGTCAGGACCTGGCTCCCTGACTAACGAAACCTAGGTTTCAGTCCTTTCAGATAGGTACTGAATATGAGCAAGAATGAACAAGCAACTTTAGTAATGACCTACAAAATGTGGGTCAACGGTAATTTAGTGACCGTTCAGCGACTTTGGTCGCTCAATGCTCCCTATACACATTCAGAACTGGAAATAGCATTCGCGGAAAGCTTTGATGGCACCGTCGAAGTTACTCGAATTAAAACTTTTGAGCTTTAAGTGGAGTGGCATCCAGTTGACACCCCGACTTAAACAAGGCACAAATAGTTTACCAAGCAAGGAGGCCAAATGAATCAGTTAATTTCTAATGCGCTAGAGGACGCAGCCTACTTCCTAGAGCGCTACTTTAAGACAATCTTTTTTCTATCCGCATCAGCGACTTTTTTAATATTGGCGATTGGTTCGCTAAGCTTCTTAGCCACTGATGTGCCGGAAACTGGCCAAAGCATAGTTAATGCCATTACAACTATCAGGAACCAAACGGTCAAAAATATCGCCATTCCTTTCTTGTGCTTTGCTGCTTCAAGCCTGCTAGCACTCGGTGCATGTAAAGCTTTTAAGATAGAAAGGTCGGCCTACCGATGAGCATAACCATGACCACCCTGCCCCATTTACTGTTTGCGAGTGAACTACTTGATGCACTTACGTTGATGCCAGCGGCAGTTCAAGGATCAGAGCTATCGTCTGGATGGGGAGCTAATGAGTGGGCCGCTATTGGTGCTGGCGTTGCCGCCATAGGAGCCGTCACTGGTGCAATAGCGACCTGTGTGCTAGCTACAACTGCATGGAAAGCGCGCAACGAATGGGATAACAACACGAAAAAACAGGCACGTTACGATGTTGAGAAACTATTTGCTTCTGATGTCCTTCCCGTAATGGTATGTATCGAATCGCAAGCGAAACAAGCACTAAAAATTGCCCACAAGTTTTCCTCAGATGAGATAAAGACTTTTAGCCCAGATAGAGCCGACTACCTCGCATCGGTTCGAACAATAGATAGTCACTTTGAGTTCTTATACGGTAACTTAAGGGAAGCACACGCCCTCCTCAAAGCAGCTAAGGCTGATTTGTCATCGATTCCCGCGCTGGGGCATTATGGAGCGCTCGTGACTAATCTCAACTTCAACTTACACTCTTTGCAGAAAACCAAGACCGAAAACCTCTCTCTGCACATTTTGATTTGGGAGCAAATAATTAAAAAGACAAAGCTATTCTGCGATGAATACCAGATCCCATCCGAAGTCTTAGGGTTTGTGGCTGTTCGGCACACCGACAACCAAGAAAATCAATCAAAACCGCCGAAGGAGAGTTGAAAAGTGTCGACTAACACCATAGCTGGGAGTATCTGTCTTGCCAGCTTCACCCTTATGGGGCTGTTTTTATATCTAGGAGATAATTCGCTTGCTGGACTCAGTTTAATGTCGGCACTCACTATGCCAATGCTTGTGTATGTTTTCTCTGCTTTGCATAGCCGGAGCAAAACTTCAATAGTACCGACCGCCGACAATGAAAACGACGCATCTGACACCGTAGGCCTCAAAGTAGAAAGCGCAAGTTTAAAAGACACGGCTCCTATAAATACAAACCAGGAAACTGTTGGCAACACTGAAGACACAAAAGAATCAATACTTTCATCGCGGTCCTCTGCGTTTATACTGTTTGCCGCGTTCGTCATATTCTCCATCTACAAGTCCACCAATCCACCTTACCCTAACTATGGCTTACCAGACGCAACCGGCGCGTTTATTATTTACCTGATTGCTGGTGGACTCGCAGCATCGATCACGTATTTCATAAGTAAAAGACATGCCGCTTTGGTCTTGGTTATTGCTACTACGTTACTGTCCCTCCTAGTGTCCATCCACCAACATACCGGCTACGCAAACTTCAACGACTGCATGCTTCAGAAAATGGATGGACAAGTCGATTCAATGCGTGGCTTTGCCCTTCAGGAGTGTCGAAGACTCTTTCCTCAGTAGCTTTTAATGCCGCTCCACGCGGCATTTTTCTTAAATATTCCTCTCCATCGACGAAATTAATTTAGTTTTTCTTAAATTTTTACTTGACCAAGTTTAAGTTTTCTTTTAGTTTTTGATTTAAGAAAACCTAAATAGAGGTCATCATGAACTTACTCAAACCAACATCATCACGCAGCCGCGCTGAACTCAAACTACTGTTCCGCTTGCGCTTCGCATGCCTACTCAGCAAGTACGAGAATGTCATGCAGGACACTAAGGTCATCAACCGTTCGCTGGACTTAGTTAACCAACTTGAGCGCCAGGGCGTTAGCCGTGAGTTCAAAGAGAAGTTTATTCGCGATGAGGCCAAAGGGAAGTTCATAGGTGCGAACCTTGGCGAGCAGTTTTTCCTAACAGTGGCAGCTGACCGTCGCGAAGTGACTATCACGCGCCAGCAACCGATGAAAGGTCAGCCAGCCGTTGAGGTTCGCTATGCGTAAACAGCCATCTAACTCGAAACAGCACTTTATTCTCATGAAGCGCGACGGCTTCGATAACCAGGGTAGTTTGATTTCCGCAACCTCAGGGATTCAAGCGCTTTGTCGCGCTGGATATTGGCCCCTATGGGAGCGAACGCGCTGTAAATCTATGGTTAAGCCAGGCGACGATCTACTTCTTTATTCTGCAGGCGATGGAAAAGATACGAAGCACATTGTCGGATTCGCCAAGGTAGAACGCATCGACACATGGCGAGCAGAGTATGCAAAATCCTACCCCATTCTGCTTGATGGGGTACCAGAAAGAATTTTAATTCTATCTAAGCAGACACTGTTTAAACGCCCATTATCTATGCGAGAAGTCATCGCAAAAATGAGCTTTGCACCAGACAACTTAAAGAAATGGGGGGTCTGTTTTATGGGGGGGATGCGTAGCATTCCAACTAAGGACTTTGACATCTTGATGAAAGAAATAGTCAAAGTTCAAGGTGAGGCAGTATGAGTAACGTAGTTCGCATTCGCGCCTCCAGCTGGCCTAGCCTGTTTGACTGTGCCCATCGTTGGGAAGCACAAAACCTGCTCGGTATGTACATGCCAAGCAGTCCACGTGCCCAACTGGGTACTGCGATTCACGGCGGCACTGCAGTGTTCGACCAGGCACGTATGCACAACACCCCTATTAGTATCGATGATGCTGCCGGCGCGTTTGTCGACGAGCTTCATTCTACTGAGCGTGAAGTCAACTGGCGTATCGATAACACCCTATCTAAGCGTGACGCTGAGAAGATTGGTTTGACGCTGGTTAGCCGCTACTGCGGTGATATTTCACCTCGCTACACCTTTGCGGCCGTCGAGCTTGAAATCGCGCCTTTTCAGATTGATTGCGGTGACGGTTTGCATATCGAGCTAACTGGCACCCTCGATCGCACTCGTGTTCGCATCGATACCAATGGCAAAGGCATTAGCGATATCAAGACCGGTGCCGCTGCAGTGCAGCCAAGTGAGGATAATTCAACTCGCGTAGCTAAGACCAAGGGTCATGCCGCGCAAATTGGCACCTATGAATTACTAGCCGAGAACACGCTTCAAGAACTCATGACAGAGCCAGGCGAAATCATTGGCATGAAGACCACCGGCACGCCCGAAATTGCCAACGGCTTTATCAATAACGCCAAGCTCATCATGTTGGGTGACCAGGGCAACGCTGGTCTTATCGAACACGCGGCCAACATGCTCAAGTCGGGCATGTTTCCACCCAATCCTCAGTCCTGGTGCTGCAGCAAGAAATACTGCCCCCGCTGGGATGCATGCATCTTTCACGATTAAAACAAGGAACAACATCATGATACAGCCACGCACAGTATTAGGGTTCGATTCAGAAACGACTGGCCTACCGGTTTGGGGTAAACCAAGCGGCGGTGACGATCAACCGCATCTGGTTGAAATCGCCGGCAAGTTAGTCGACGCCGAGACTAAGGAAGTACTTGGCCAAGTGAACCTGATTATTAAGCCTAACGGTTGGGTTATCCCCGACGACGTTATCAAGGTTCACGGCATCACCAATGAAATCGCTCACGAGCAAGGTCATGACGAAAAGCAGGCATTACTCGACTTCCTAGACCTTTGGAAGCAAGCAGACCTGCGTGTTGCGCACAACCAAAGCTTTGACGATCGCATTATTCGTATCGCGATTAAGCGCTACCTCAACGAAGAGATTGCCGACGAGTGGAAAAACGGCGCCAAAGCCTGCACTGGCCTGTTAGCTAAGCCAATCATGCAGATGCCACCTAAGAGCCGCTGGGGCTACAAAATGCCCAAGCTCAGCGAAGCCTATAAGCACTTCATGGGCAAAGAGCTCGAAGGCGCCCACCGCGCGATGACCGACGTAGACGCATGTTTAGCCGTTTACTTCGCTATCACTGACCAGCAAGAAGCAGCGTAAGGAACTTTGCCATGAACTCACCAGTAAACCTGCAGCAGTTGAAGCAAACGGCCAAACTACCAGCGCGACAAGCTGGTATTGGCAGCGTAAAGAAGTTCTTCGATAGCCAAAAGAACACTTTGACCGCGGTGCTTCCTAAACACGTGAACGCCGACCGCATGCTGAAAATTGCATTAGGCGCCTTACGCACGACTCCAAAACTTATGGAGTGCACAACGGAAACATTGTTTGGTGCCATCGTGCAGTGCTCACAGCTTGGCTTAGAGCCAAACACGCCGCTTGGGCATGCTTACCTTATTCCGTTCAAGAACAGCCGTAAGAACGTCACAGAAGTTCAAATCGTCTTCGGTTATAAAGGCCTGATTGACCTTGCCCGACGTTCCGGTCAAATCGTGAGTATCAGCGCGCATGCGGTTCATGAAAACGACAAGTTCAGCTATGCCTATGGCTTAGAAGAAAAGCTTGAGCACGTCCCTGCTAAAGGTGAACGTGGTGAAGTTATCTACTTCTATGCGGTCGCCAAGCTAGTTGGTGGTGGACATGCCTTTGAAGTGATGCCACGTGAAGATATCGAAGCCATCCGTAACTCAAGCAGTAACTACAAATTTGCCCAGGACAAAGGCTCCACTGTTTGGGGGCAGCACTTTATTCAGATGGGTCGCAAAACAGTGCTTCGCCGCCTATTTAATTACTTGCCCGTCAGTATTGAAGTGGCAACGGCCTCTGCGCTGGATAGTAAGTCCGCGATGGGTGAAGACCAGAATATGGGCGCGGTATTAGATGGTGATTTCAATGTCGTTGACGATGAGCACCAGCATTACACAGGTCATAACGATGATGAGCCTCAACATCAGTCTGTCGAGCACTCTCAAGCAGAGCCCAGTCAGCAACAGGGTCCCTCTGAGCTTTTCCAAGACGCGCTAAGCGCCGCCAAATCAGGTGACCGCGATATGGCTTTGGATTTGTGCCGCAGCTTAACTGATGACGAGGCCCAGGTCATTCGCAACACCCTTAACCAAGCTGAGAGCCGCAACGCTAGCTCTGAGCAAAACCAAGGCAGCTCGCGCGGTAGTTCACGCGCTGGCGGCATGTCAATGGAGTAACACGCCATGCGTATTCAAAGTATCCGAGTAAAGAACTTTCAGGGTTTAGCAAACTTCACAATGGACGTTGAGCGCCCTGTCCTATTTGTAGCCGGCCACAATGGCGCAGGCAAATCTAGCTTACGTGACGCGATTCGTATCGCGCTCACGGGGCAAGCGAGCCGCGTCGCACTGAAAAAGGACTACAAGGCCATGATCAAGGATGGCACCAAGAAATCAGAGGTGGTGGTTAACACTGACGATGGCGCCTATAGCTTCAGCTTGCCGCAGGGTAAAGGCGTGCACGCTGAATCTGAATACCTCCCGATGTGCGTCGACGCTGCACAATTTTGCACAATGAAACCGGATGAGCGTCGCAAAGCACTATTTGAGCTTACAGGCTGCAGCGTTTCAACCGCCCGGGTGCGTGAAATGCTATTGGCAGAAGATTGTGACAGCCAACTAATTGAACTCGTCCTGCCGTTATTACGTTCTGGCTTTCCTGCAGCTGCAGCGGAAGCAAAAGACCGAGCTACCCAAGCGCGCGGCGCGTGGAAAGCCATTACTGGTGAAACCTACGGTAAGCAAAAAGCTGAGGGTTGGGAACCTAGTTTTGAAGATGAAGGCGGCAATGAATCAGAACTAGATGTTGCAGCCGCTCGCCAAAAGCTCGAGCAAAATAGTAAGACCATCAGTGAGCTCAATCGCATGATTGGGAATGGCCGCTCGGTGCTTACTCGAGTTCAACAACTTAAAGAGCAAGCAGCACGTGTTGAGCGCATTCAAATCAAAAGTAAGGCTGACAACGAGAGTCTTGAACAAACCCAAAAGCAGCTGACTCGCTACGAAGATGCCCAGCTGTCACAAAACGCAATGCCCTGCCCTTGCTGCGATTGCATGATTGTCCTGCGCGATGGTGAATTGGTAGATGCTACTAAGTTCGGTAATAGCACATTAAAACCTGAGCGGATCGAAAGCGAGTTGACTCAATTACGTGAAAGTGTGGCGATGATGCAGCGCACCATCGCGAATAATCAGCGGGATTTGGATGCTGCAACAGCTGCCCAAACAGAGCTTGATACCCTAAATGAAGAAAATGGTGGGGAGATCTCGCAAAAATCGATTGAGGGCTGGCAATCTGACATCAATGAGTTAGAAACTAGTAACCGTGAGCTTTCTTCAGCTATTCAGCGCCAAACTCAAATTGACGCTCGCCGCATAGCGCTGGAGAGCGCAGCAACGAAAGCCGCGGATTACCACGAGCAAGTTAATAAGTGGGTGCATATCGCTGAGCAACTGTCGCCTGATGGCATTCCGGCAAACATCTTAGCTCAAGCAATGAAGCCACTGCAGACGCTCATTAGTAACATCAATAGCCTGGTACCGGATTGGCCAGCAGTAAGCATCAACCAAGAAATGGAATTAATGGCAGATAGCCGGCTTTATGGCCTGCTCTCTGAGTCAGAACAATGGAGAGTTCAAACCGTGATGACACTCGCGCTTGCCCAGCTGTCAGGTATTAACCTCGCAGTGCTCGACCGCATCGACGTGCTTGACCCAGCAAGCCGTATTCACCTGGTCGAAATGCTATTGGGTCTTACCGAAGAAAACACAGACCTCCAAATCATCATGCTTGGTACCTTGGCGCAACCTGCCAAAGGTATGCCTGACGCTATTCAGCAAGTTTGGATCGAGCATGGTGAACCCTCTCAACCTCAACAGGCTAAAGCCGCTTAACCGCGGCTCTAAGGAGTGCGTATGCCAGAGCAGCCATTGACTATGAATCATAAAGAAGCAGCTCAGCTACTGGGTATCAGCGAGCGAACGCTTTATGACCTCAGAAAAGCAGGCGTAGTTAAGCGCCTCCCACAGTTTAAGAGCACACGTTACAGCGTGGCACAGCTACGCAAAACATTTGAGGAACAGAGCGACGCAGCTTAAGCGTCAGCAGTGATGAGGTGAATTATGTTTGCTGTATTCGGTGTAACCAAGCAAGTAGCGCGTAGGGTGGCGGAAAAGAAGACGCCAAGAACAATCACGGTCAATCGAAAAAAAATTGAGCGGACAGATGAACAGTTGGTTGCCGCGATTGATGAGGCCGCACAAGCTTATTTCGAAAGAATGAAGCCGGTCATTTTGAGCCCTGAATATAGTTCGCCTAGTTTCGCTGCAGACTTCATGGACTTAGTTGCACCTGAAGACGCGCGCGCACTTGAAGTTCGAATCCGAGTGCCGGTGAAAAAGGTCATCAAGGGTAAAGAAAAGGTGGTTCGACGTTGGCTGAGTTGGAACCCAGACACAGATTACCTAGCAGCATAGTTCTCTACGCCAAGGCGGTTGGTGCCGCCTCCACGTCAGGTCTCCCCCACCTGTGGCAAGAAACGGGGGACGCATTGGGATGGTGACTGGCAGGTCTGAACAGGCTTAGCCGAAGACGCAGGCAACGATAGCATACCAAACTGTTACCGCTGCACAGTCACTATCACCAATGCGTCGTAAGGGCGAGCAGTATCGGCCAGCGCAGAAAACCGCAAGACGGTGGTGAAAGCCCACGCCGGAGACGTAACCGGCAACACCATCGACCGGTGAAGCAGGACGGTCACTTAAAAATTACTAAGCCAAGGAGGCTTACATGCTTATTTTAACTCGACGTATCGGTGAAACATTAATGATTGGCGACGACATCACAGTCACGGTTCTGGGCGTTAAAGGCAACCAGGTTCGTGTTGGCGTCAATGCACCGCGGGATGTGTCCGTGCATCGCGAAGAAATCTACGTGCGAATTCAAGATGAAAAAGCTCATGAAGCCGCTGAGTAAAGAAACCTCGGACGCCCTGGACGTTTTGCTTCAGGGCTTGCCGGCTAACCTTGTCGAGGCTGCGAGAGAGTTGTTCGTAGCCAATAACGAGCATGAGCTGAAGCTATCGGCTAAGGCCTTTCAAATTTTTGCCAGAACGGAACTTCGAAAGTATCAGGCAAAAGGGATTCGTAAGGCCGTCAACATTGCACTGCTGCTGATAGACCACGGTGCAGACCCAACAGAAGGCGTCTGCATTATTGAAGATTATGCCACTGAGCTTGAGAGCATCACGCCTAGCAACGTGGTTCACATTACACAATGGGGGCGTCATGGGTAAGGAGAACTTGATTGAGTTGCGAGTACCAGGGCGCTCTGTTGCGCTTGCTAATCGGCTACTGCACTCACTGCGTGAAAGTCATTTAGTGGATGCTGGATTCACCCAGAAAGACATCAATGACTTCGGTGATTTCTTCACTGAAGTTCGATGCCAGGCCGAGACCCACGAGCTGTACTTTGATGAGGAAGAAGAGGACCAAAGCGATGAAACTTGATTTTCTGAAGTCTTTAGCTGAATTACAGCCGTGTGGCCTGCGCCCTATCATTGACGTGCTTAGTGATTCATATCCAGTAATGGCGTTCTCAGAATGGAAAGAGCTTGCTATTAACCTAATCGACGATGGCTTTGTCAGTAAAATGGTGAATGGCCAACACAAGCTGACACCTGCTGGACAGGAAGCTATTGAGAAAGGCACAGCATTTATCGAGTCTGAGCCTGAGCCTGAGCCTGAGCCTGAGCAGATCCATGATGAACCTCGCGCACCTGAACCTAGCAAAGCCCTCAAGCCTGCTGATGGGCATCCGTGGAAAGAGCCTTTTAGTCCTAATGGACCCAAAGCCCTTACTAAGCAGCCAGCAAAAGAGCCACATCCAGAAGTATCAAAGCCCGAATTCAATGAAGTCGAGCAGCTGGATACTAAAGCGGAGTCACTAGCGAAAAGCATGGCTAAACATGTGGCTGAGTTGACCACCGATGAGCTACTTGCCGAATGTCGACTGAGTAAATCCATCATAGACAACTTAGTCGCTCGTCGAAAACAGGCAATCACTGAAGTTAGCCGGCGATTGGGTAGCGGCTTTTTCCTAGAGGTTCGCTATCACGGTGAGCAGCATGGCTGTATCACGGAGGGTAAAGCAGATGTCGCCTGAAATGAGAGACAAGCTAAATCGCCATGGCTGTAGCAGCGTGATTGCGTATATTGAAAAATTAGAGGGTGAGCATGACGCGCTGGCGGCGCATGTGGAACGGTTGCGAGCAGCTGGCATTAAGCTTCGTGATGATATTGATTTATCAAAAATAGTTGGTTCGTCACGAAGAAATTTCGCTACTGAATGGGATGCAGTTTGCGAGCAATCCCCCGCTACCAGCCTATCCAGGCTACTAGCTGATGCCTTCCAGAGTGCGGAAACTCCCCACGCCGGAAAAGCAGGATGTATCGGTGAATTCATGTTTGTTATTGAGGATGGTCGTTGCTGCCCTCAGTGCTGGCATGACCAAGATGACGAGTGTGAATTGTGCAACGGCGCAACCGATGAGCGCGGATTGCAGGACATGGCCGTGAACGTACCTTGGGACACTTGCAAGCGCATATGGCTTGCGATGAACAAGATTTATGCCGAGCAGTTGCACCAGCAGGCTAAGGATGGTGGTTCGTGAAATACCTATTAGCCGGCAAGCAATCGCCCGATCGGTTCGAGTTACTGTTAAGCCTAACCAAAATCAGCAGTGAGAGTGTCGTATCAGCGTTACGTGACTATCTGGTTGTTGGGCACTCAGAGGTGGCCGCTGCCCTTATAAACCAAGTGTCATCATCAAATTTCAACCGCGCGCTGAACAAGATGAATGATGTAGCAAAGACCGTGGAACACATCAAAGAGCTCGATTGGGCGCATTTGAAATCAGTTAAGTGATAGACAAAATCTATACAGCGGAGTGATTACAATGAATAACATTCAACAAAAACCACTACGATTTCTCAGTATCAAAGAAGTCATCGACCGAGTGAAACTATCAAAGGCTACTATCTACAACCGGATTGCCACTGGAGAGTTCCCTCGACAAATTAGCCTTGGAGGGAAGCGGGTGGCTTGGCTAGAGGCTGATATTGATGGATGGATCACGCATCAAGCACTTTTAGGTAGGAGAAAGGTGGCTTAATGAGGTGCTGTACAACCAGAATTAAAACATGGTAATGTCTCGAATGGATAGCATCGGAGGCTTTCGCGATTGAACTCAAAACAAAGACATGGATTTTCAGGGACCGGGGGGATATTTACCCTTTTCTTTCGAGTTCTATCCTCGCTATTTTCACTCTTAATTAAGCTCTTTGATAAGCTAAAAGTCTTTGACAAGTGGTTATACGCTTTAGCTATGATCGTTTCTAGTCTTATGCTGCCCATCGTCATTGGTGCTACTGACTTCGCCCTTATTAAGCAGGATTTGACTTCTTGCTTTGACTCAGAGTTAGAATGTCAAGCTAGCAATATCCGAGAGAATTGGTATGGCCTATTTATCGCGGTATGTATTTTGGGTGGCGCTTGGGGAGCAATTGGCACGCAGAAGGACTCACGCACATCGATAGAGTACGCAAACCAAAAAAAAGTTGAAAATGAAAGCCTATCTCAACAAGTCAACGAAGCAGAGGAACAACTTCAAAAAGAGAGAGCCAAGTCGGCCGAGCTGCAGGTGAGCTTAGTTGAAACGTTTTTAAACAGTACTATAACTTACTTAGAGTTAACTGCCGAAGACAGAGTCAGTCTGTATTTTGTTTTTCAACATGAGTTTCACTTAGTTGCGCGGTGCTCTGAAGACCAACACTGGAAACAACCTCATCGCCAAAAGTTTCCAATTGATCTTGGGGTAATAGGTCAAGCTTGGAGAAAGCGAATTTGCATCGTGCGTAACTGTCCTCCGTATGAACCCGAGAGCGAAGCAAGTTACGAAAAATTTATGTTAGACAACTTTAATTATAGTAAGCAGATGTTAGCCCCATTGAATATGAAAAGTTGCAGGTACTATGCAGAATCCATCGCTGATGGCTCAGACACAATAGGTGTCATAGTTTTTGAAAGCGTTCGTAAAGAGTTCCTAGACAATCATGAGACTAATATTACTGAATTCATGGCAAAGAACTCACTGTTACTATCGAAGCTAACTCGTGACGCGATAGAGCGCAATCAAGAAGTTAAAATCGCTATTCAAGGCAGAACAAGAGAGCATGCCATTAATGCTACTGACTCTGAAGCCGATGAGTTCGAGGTATAACACAATGACTAAGCTTCAAAATCTTATCGCGTATTTATGTGTGCACTATCCACACAAGTCAGAGCTTTCAAAGGCACGGCTTACGAAGCTCGTCTACCTATCAGATTGGATTGCTGCTCTCAACTTAGGTAGCCCATTAACTGAAATTAAATGGCTGTTTAATCATTATGGGCCGTACGTTGATGATGTTTTCGAAAGCGCAGTGCAAAGACCTGATATATTCAAAATAACTACAGAACCTACGCCTTACGGCACAGCCTCAACAAAGCTTCAATACGTCGGCCACCCATTTGAAATTTGCCTTGGCGAGTCAGATAAGAGAGTTTTAAATTTCGTAATTGAACGCACGAAGTCTATGTATTTCAACGAATTTATAAACTTTGTTTATTCAACATATCCGGTTGCTAACTCAACGCGGTACAGTGAGCTAAATTTACTATCATTGGCTGAAGAATATAAACACAGTAAGAGCAATGAAACTCACTGACAAACCAAAAAGTCAGACCATCTCTGCATCATTTCCGCACGTTGCTTAAGATGCTTCGTGCGGTTGTAAGCCCGACCGTTCGCATCTTTAACGGCATGTCCTAGCTGCTGCTCGATGTACTCAACGCGATACCCCAAGACTTCATCTAGTAAAGTACGAGCCATCGCACGAAAACCGTGAGGTGTCATGGTTTCGTTATCGTATCCCATCGACCGTAAAGCAAGCCTCACGGCGTTGATTGACATGGGCCGACCGGCACCGCGCGCTGATGGGAAAATATATTTACCATGACCAGTGTGAGGATGCAGATCCTTGAGTATCTGAATAGCCTGGTTTGAAAGAGGTATCACTAGCGGCTCACCTATTTTCATTTTCTCCGCTGGCAATTCAATTCTACGCAGCTGCCAGTTCACTTCAGTCCATTCCATATGCCGAAGTTCACCTGGTCGACAAAATAGCAAAGGCGATAATCTGAGTGCAGCAGACACAACAGGAGTCGCGTCATATGCCCAGATAGATTTCATCAGTAATACGACTTCTCTCGGATTCGTGATAGCTGCGAAGTGAGACTTCTTGGGGTTCTTCAATGCGCCTTTTAGATCAACTGAGACATCTCGTTCTGCCCTACCCGTTGCGATTGCAAAGCGAAAGATTTGCCCTGCCACCTGCTTGATACGGTTCGCCGTTTCTACCGCACCGCGCTTTTCTACTTTGCGCAGGATAGTCAACAACTCAGGTGCCGTAATTTCGGATACAGGACGTTTGCCTAATGCCGGCATCAAGTCTCGTTTAATTGCTCGAGTTGTACGGTCGATATGAGTAAAGCTAAAACCCTCTAGTTTAACTTTCATATACTCATTAGCCACAGCTTCAAAGCTATTCTCAGCAGCTAGCTCTGATATCCGTCGCTTGCTTTGTTTTTCGTGCGAGGGATCGATTCCATCTATGAGCAACTTTCGCGCCCGTTCACGTGTAAGCCTCGCATCTTTCAGCGAGACTTCAGGGTAAACGCCTATCGCCAATAGCTTTTCCTTGCCAGCAAAGCGGTATTTCATCCGCCAGTACTTGCGGCCAGACATAGAAACCTGAAGAAACATGCCATGACTATCATAGAGCTTGTAAGGTTTATCAGATGGTTTAGCTAGGTTAATTTGAGTCGCAGTAAGTGGCAT